ATGGCGCTGTCTGATGCGTGGTTGCGTTCAGTCGTTGGAAAGGAACGTGATAAGGTTTTGGTTAAATCCGATCGTGATGGTCTGTCTGTTAGAGTATCACCGAAAGGTCGCGTAGTGTTCCAATATCGTTATCAGTGGGCGGGGAAAGGTGAGCGTCTTGATATCGGAACTTACCCGGCAACTGGACTAAAAGAGGCCAGAGAAGAAGTTATCCGTCTTCGTGGTGAACTCGAGTCAAACCGCAATCCACGATTGGTCAAGCTGGCAGAAAAACGTAAAGCTACTGAAGCCATGACGGTAGAATCTGTGATCCGTGCTTGGTATGAAGCATATTGTGTAAAAAATAAAAAAGGTTCTGAACAGATACTCCGCTCGTTTGAGCTGCACCTGTTCTCTAAAATCGGGAATATCCCTCACGATGCAGCTACATTGCATGATTGGTTAGAAGTCCTGGAGCCTCTTAGCACTAAGACTCCAGCAATAGCAGACCGATTGCTAATTAACGCAAAGCAGGCCCATGTCTGGGCGTATAAGAGAAAGCTCATTGAAACTCGCCCGCTGTCGGATATCACGGGTAAAGATATGGATATCCGTAAAGGTCAGAAGAAACGGTTTCTGACACATGATGAAATTAAAATCCTTTATGCTGCGATCGATGGTTCTCGAATGGTTCCTAAATACCGGGCCTTCATTAAACTATTGCTGCATTTTGGTTGCCGTAGTTCAGAGCTAATTACTGCCAAGGTGGACGATTTTGATTTCATTAATAAAATATGGACTGTACCACCAGAACGACATAAGACAGGGGATATAACAGGCGAACCGCTAAAGCGGCCCATTATTGAACCGGTTGAAGAGCTTATAAAATACGTTATCTCTATGAACAACGGTTCCGATATGCTTTTTACTAAGGAAGGAAGCAGGGAACCAGTTGGTCGGACATCATTGCAGTCGCTGCCTTACAATTTAATGCAGTACGCATGGCGGCGTTTGGGGTATCAATTTCCTCACTGGTCTCTTCATGATTTGAGACGAACAGCACGAACAAACTTTTCTGATCTTACTGCGCCTCATATTGCTGAAATAATGCTCGGTCATAAACTGCCAGGTGTATGGCAAGTTTATGACAAGAGTGATTATCTAGAAGAACAGCGTAAAGCCTACCAGGCATGGTGGGAGAGAGTTGAATCGATTGTTACTTGTACTCGTTCAGGCTCGAAATGATATTTTGCGTAGCTAGAACGCAATCAAATCTAGCAGTCCGCTTTGTTCGGAGTTCGGACATTATGAGTTGGCAAGTAAAGTAGCTTGCTAGGAAGCCGGATTTGCACGGTCGGTATAATAAGATGTAACCCCTTGCCTTCATTTACTCGAATGAACGTGCACATTGGATAGGAGGAAAAGGAATGCAATTCATTACCAACGGCCCTGATATTCCTGATGAGCTTTTGCAGGCGCACGAGGAAGGGCGCGTTGTGTTCTTCTGTGGAGCAGGCATTTCCTACCCTGCTGGTTTACCTGGTTTCAAAGGGTTGGTAGAACTAATTTACCAGAGGAACGGAACAACACTTTCAGAAATTGAGCGTGAGGTTTTCGAGCGTGGGCAATTTGACGGCACATTAGATTTGCTGGAACGGCGCTTACCAGGGCAGCGTATAGCCGTCCGACGCGCGTTGGAAAAAGCCCTTAAGCCAAAGCTCCGTCGTAGGGGCGCTATTGATACTCAGGCGGCGCTGTTACGTTTAGCCCGTAGCCGCGAGGGTGCCCTTCGATTGGTCACTACCAACTTTGACCGTCTCTTTCATGTGGCAGCTAAACGTACAGGCCAGGCTTTTCAGGCCTATGTAGCGCCGATGCTGCCAATTCCAAAAAACAGCCGCTGGGATGGACTTGTATACCTGCATGGGCTGTTACCGGAAAAGGCGGATGATACTGCCCTGAATCGTCTGGTTGTTACCAGCGGTGACTTTGGCTTGGCTTATCTCACTGAGCGTTGGGCAGCTCGCTTTGTGAGTGAGTTATTTCGTAACTATGTGGTCTGCTTCGTTGGCTACAGCATCAACGACCCGGTACTGCGCTACATGATGGATGCGCTTGCAGCAGATCGGAGGCTCGGTGAAGTCACACCACAAGTATGGGCACTGGGGGAGTGTGAGCCGGGGCAGGAGCACCGGAAAGCCATCGAGTGGGAGGCCAAAGGGGTCACTCCTATCCTTTACACCGTACCGGCGGGCTCCACTGATCATTCAGTGCTGCATCAAACGTTGCACGCTTGGGCAGATACTTATCGAGATGGTATACAGGGCAAAGAGGCTATAGTCGTCAAACATGCTCTGGCCCGCCCGCAGGACAGCACTCGTCAGGACGATTTCGTTGGTCGGATGTTGTGGGCCTTGTCAGATAAATCAGGTTTACCAGCAAAACGCTTTGCGGAACTCAATCCTGCACCGCCGCTGGATTGGTTATTGAAAGCTTTCTCGGACGAACGATTTAAATACAGCGATCTGCCACGCTTTTGTGTATCTCCGCATGTCGAAATTGACCCGAAACTCCGATTCAGTCTGGTTCAGCGTCCTGCGCCCTATGAGCTGGCCCCGCAGATGTCGCTGGTTTCTGGATGTGTCAGTGCTAGCAAATGGGATGACGTAATGTCCCATATAGCCCGTTGGCTAGTTCGTTATCTGGGCGACCCTAGGTTGATCATATGGATTGCTGAACGCGGCGGACAAATACACGACCGTTGGATGTTTCTGATTGAGAGCGAACTAGATCGCTTAGCAGCACTGATGCGGGAGCGTAAGACTTCTGAGTTAGATGAAATTCTCTTGCATTCCCCCCTGGCTATTCCTGGTCCACCTATGTCTACTTTATGGCGGCTTCTGCTTAGTGGTCGTGTGAAATCGCCATTGCAGAACCTGGATTTGTATCGTTGGCAAAACCGCTTAAAGAATGAAGGCTTGACGACTACATTGCGCTTGGAGTTACGCGGGTTGCTTTCTCCCAAGGTTATGTTGAGGCGGCCGTTTCGCTATAGTGAAGACGATTCGAGCAGCACTGATGAACCCTTGCGAATCAAGCAATTGGTGGATTGGGAGCTGGTGCTGACTGCTGATTACGTACGTTCAACCCTGTTCGACCTTGCTGACGAGTCATGGAAATCGTCCTTGCCATACCTGTTGGAAGATTTTCAGCAGTTGTTGCGTGATGCACTGGACTTGTTGCGGGAGTTGGGAGAGTCCGACGATCGTCACGACCGCTCGCATTGGGATTTGCCGTCCATCACTCCGCACTGGCAGAACCGGGGGTTCCGCGATTGGGTGAGCCTGATTGAATTACTTCGGGATTCATGGTTAGCCGTTCGAGCCAAAGACAGCGATCAGGCCTCGCGCATTGCTCAGAATTGGTTTGAGTTGCCATATCCCACCTTCAAACGTCTGGCACTGTTTGCCGCAAGCCAAGACAACTGCATACCACCTGAGCGGTGGGTTAATTGGTTGTTAGAGGACGGTTCATGGTGGTTGTGGGCCACGGATACTCGGCGAGAGGTATTCAGACTGTTTGTTTTGCAGGGACGACATCTGACAGGAATTGCACAAGAGCGTCTGGAAACTGCTATCTTGGCAGGGCCTCCGCGCGAGATGTACGAGGATAATTTGGAAGCAGACAGGTGGCATTATTTGGTGGCTCATTCCGTCTGGTTGTGTCTAGCGAAGCTCAGGGGAGCGGGCCTTGTTTTGGGAGAGTCTGCGGCTACACGTTTGACGGAAATATCCACAGCATACCCAAAATGGCAACTGGCAACCAACGAGCGTGATGAATTCTCTCACTGGATGAGCGGAACCGGTGATCCAGGCTTCGAGGAGAGTATAGATGTCGACATTGCGCCCCGTAAGTGGCAGGAATTAGTGCAATGGCTCGCAAAGCCTATGCCAGAAAGACTGCCTTTCTATGAGGACACTTGGAGTGATGTTTGCCGTACGCGCTTTTTTCACAGTCTGTATGCGTTACGTAAACTATCACAAGATGATGTGTGGCCTGTTGGTCGGTGGCGTGAAGCTCTGCAGACTTGGGCTGAACCAGGGATGATTTTGCGTTCGTGGCGGTACGCCGCACCGTTGGTGCTTGACATGCCTGACGCAGTACTTCAGGAGATTTCCCACGCTGTCACTTGGTGGATGGAGGAGGCTTCGAAGACCATCCTCTGCCACGAGGAGATTCTACTGGCCCTTTGTCGTCGGGTTCTGATGATAGAAACAAGCCCAGAGTCTAGCACCATTCGAAACGGAATTGAGACCTATGATCCTGTTTCTACGGCGATCAATCATCCCATTGGGCATGTCACGCAATCACTGATCACCCTATGGTTCAAACAGAACCCGAATGACAATGATTTGCTTCCTGTTGAATTGAAAACACTTTTCACCAAATTGTGTAATGTACAGATAGAGCTATTCCGCCATGGTCGGGTGTTGCTGGGGTCGCGGCTGATCGCATTTTTTCGCGTAGATCGACCTTGGACCGAACAGTATCTATTGCCCTTGTTTGCTTGGAGTAATCCCGTCGAAGCAAAAGCTGTGTGGGAAGGCTTCCTCTGGTCGCCACGCCTGTATGAACCGTTGCTGATAGCTTTCAAGTCAGATTTTTTGGAGAGCGCCAATCACTATTCTGATCTTGGCGAGCACCGGCAGCAATTCGCTATTTTCCTGACTTATGCAGCTCTGGGCCCTACCGAGGGATATACCGTGGAGGAGTTCCGAACGGCAATTAGTGCTCTTCCACAAGAAGGTCTGGAGGTAGCCGCGCAGGCGTTATACCAGGCACTTGAAGGTGCGGGCGATCAGCGCGAGGAGTATTGGAAAAATCGTGTCCAGCCATTTTGGCAACAGGTTTGGCCAAAGTCCCGCAACTTGGCCACCCCACGCATATCCGAATCGTTGACTCGTATGGTGATTGCTGCCCGAGGTGAATTTCCGGCGGCTTTGGCAGTGGTGCAGGACTGGCTGCAACCGCTCGAACACCTTAGCTACGACGTTCGCCTTTTGCTAGAATCAGATATTTGCAGCCGATATCCTGCGGACGCTCTATCCCTGCTGAATGCCGTGATTGCCGAACAACACTGGGGGCCTCGAGAGTTGGGGCAATGCTTGCTTCAAATTGTTCAAGCTGCTCCACAACTGGAGCAAGATGTTCGTTATCAGCGATTAAATGAATATTCTCGAAGGCGCAGCGTGTGAAAGTGACAGGCGTTGGACAGTGCGAACTGTGGAGCCTAACAAGGTAAAGACACTCTAACTGATAATGCTGCGCCGCTCGTGCAATGCAATACAGTTTTTATCTAGCGGTGAATTATGGTGTTAAAAGTTAGCCCCTGACACAGGGTGGGTAGTTGGCTCTGTGTCATTGATGGGTATTAGTTCTGATATGAGCTAATACCCATCACTCAATAACTCCAGCAAACCTGTATATCTTGCGTGATGCCCATTTATTTGGGCAGGATTTAATATCAGGATCTGGAAAGTCAGGCCTGTATTTCTGGCCAGTTCTCCTGTTTACGCTGTTCCAGCGAAGAACGGTCGATACTGAAACGCCACAGAAGTCGGCGACTTGTTTAGTTGTCATTAAGTTGTTCATTACTTCACCTCCTGCGGTGGCTCCGGTAGCGGCATCCAGTGGGTTACTTTCGATGCCGGTTCTTCCCCATCGTCAGTAACTGCCCACCATTTGTTTCTCGACCAATCGTAATACCCTTCGAAGGTATCGCACTCAGTCCAGCCGTAAGACTTACCCCAACACCAAACATACTGTTTATCGTTCGGCATTCGCTCACTACAGCTTATCCAACCATCCTGAGTTACCGGAGAGTTGCCCGACAGCTTGTTCAACTTGTAAGTCTGGCTTACAGGTTTGGCACCATGAAGCATGGTGGCGCGGCAGGCGTTCCAGCCTTCATCAAAACCGACTATGCCATTATTTAAAGACGGACGAGCATCTGGCACCACCAGTACTGGCTTGGCTATATATAGCGGCTGAACATACCAGCCCATTGATAACCAACTGTCAGCAATGTTTTTGCTCCTGGTTATTGCCGGAATACCTAAGCCATTGTCTGAATGCAGCCATGCCACCGGCTCCTCTTCCAGCGATGCCAGAGCAATTTCATAAGCACGGCGCTCAATATCGTCTCGAACCTCTAGGCTGCTGATTCGTTCTTTGATTTCTTTAATCAGTTCTTTATTGGTAAATGTGGTCATTATGCTCCAGCCTCCGGCGCTTTGGGCATTACTGCCCAGTGAGTGATATTGAAGTTTTCAAGGTCCCCGACCTGAAATGTCCACTGCCATTCTCCGGTTTCTTTTTGTCCCCAGGTGTACCAGAGAGAACGCCAGCCAATCAGCCAGTCTTCTCCATTAGCATCAAATAACAGAACACTTTCATTTGCTGGTGGCAGTTCAGTTGACACTGGTATTATTTTGTTTTCCAGTGCCGCACATTTAGCTTCAAGCGCGTCGAATTTACGTACCAGGTACTCAGCACTGATGAATCCCCTAATGATTTTTATCAAAATCATTAAGTTAAGGTAGATACACATCTTGTCATATGATCAAATGGTTTCGCGAAAAATCAATAATCAGACAACAAGATGTGCGAACTCGATATTTTACACGACTCTCTTTACCAATTCTGCCCCGAATTACACTTAAAACGACTCAACAGCTTAACGTTGGCTTGCCACGCATTACTTGACTGTAAAACTCTCACTCTTACCGAACTTGGCCGTAACCTGCCAACCAAAGCGAGAACAAAACATAACATCAAACGAATCGACCGATTGTTAGGTAATCGTCACCTCCACAAAGAGCGACTCGCTGTATACCGTTGGCATGCTAGCTTTATCTGTTCGGGCAATACGATGCCCATTGTACTTGTTGACTGGTCTGATATTCGTGAGCAAAAACGACTTATGGTATTGCGAGCTTCAGTCGCACTACACGGTCGTTCTGTTACTCTTTATGAGAAAGCGTTCCCGCTTTCAGAGCAATGTTCAAAGAAAGCTCATGACCAATTTCTAGCCGACCTTGCGAGCATTCTACCGAGTAACACCACACCGCTCATTGTCAGTGATGCTGGCTTTAAAGTGCCATGGTATAAATCCGTTGAGAAGCTGGGTTGGTACTGGTTAAGTCGAGTAAGAGGAAAAGTACAATATGCAGACCTAGGAGCGGAAAACTGGAAACCTATCAGCAACTTACATGATATGTCATCTAGTCACTCAAAGACTTTAGGCTATAAGAGGCTGACTAAAAGCAATCCAATCTCATGCCAAATTCTATTGTATAAATCTCGCTCTAAAGGCCGAAAAAATCAGCGCTCGACACGGACTCATTGTCACCACCCGTCACCTAAAATCTACTCAGCGTCGGCAAAGGAGCCATGGGTTCTAGCAACTAACTTACCTGTTGAAATTCGAACACCCAAACAACTTGTTAATATCTATTCGAAGCGAATGCAGATTGAAGAAACCTTCCGAGACTTGAAAAGTCCTGCCTACGGACTAGGCCTACGCCATAGCCGAACGAGCAGCTCAGAGCGTTTTGATATCATGCTGCTAATCGCCCTGATGCTTCAACTAACATGTTGGCTTGCGGGCGTTCATGCTCAGAAACAAGGTTGGGACAAGCACTTCCAGGCTAACACAGTCAGAAATCGAAACGTACTCTCAACAGTTCGCTTAGGCATGGAAGTTTTGCGGCATTCTGGCTACACAATAACAAGGGAAGACTTACTCGTGGCTGCAACCCTACTAGCTCAAAATTTATTCACACATGGTTACGCTTTGGGGAAATTATGAGGGGATCTCTCAGTACTCAGCATTTGTTTCGTTCACTTTCAGATCTCGCGGTACACATTTCCCGCGAAGAAACCCTTCCATTTCGAAAACATTCATGCGCATTTGCGTAACTCCGATAAATCGTTAAAACGTTCCATAAACATCCCGTAGGCATGGCCCGGTGCCAGTGGAATCACGTTGAACATCTCTGTTGCCGGGATGCCTTCCAGTACAGGCCAGAAAGAGCCATCATCAAGCCCGAGATCGCGGCGTTCGGTTGCCAGCATGATGAGATCGGCATATTTCACGGGTGTACTCATAACCGGGGGTAACCCGTATTTCTCACGGATTACGGCGTCTATTTTTTCTTCCATCCGTTTATAGTCAGGAAGAAGGCGTTTCAGTGGTGCGGGAATGTCCTGGCAATACGCTTCTGTTGCATCATGCATTAACGCTTCAAAAGCAAATTCCTGCGGCACCAGCTGGCTGCAAAGAACCGCATGTTGGGCGACGCTGTAGAAGTGCGAAAGATGACCGGCAAAGCGACAGATATTTGAAAGGGAAACCGCGATATCGTTAATATCGATGTCGTCTTTATTTATCCTGTCATAATAAAAATGCTTCCCAGAAAAAGTTTTGATAAATGACATTTTGTTCTCCACGTATATGCGCTGCACCGCGCTGAATTCTGGTAAAAAGAATCCCTCACCATCCGGCGATTATTGAGTAAATTACGTTTCCATAAATGCCCCCGCAGGGGCATTTGCAGTAATGAAATCAGGCGGTGAAAGTACCAATAAAGGTTTCTACTTTGCTGTCCTTGAATTTCTCAACAAGCAGATCACGAAATTCGTTAGCCATTTCTTCCTGCACCGCCTCCAGCTGAATAATGCGCAGAACCAGTACAGGACGATCGCCAGTGATAATGCTGAGGCGTAATTTAAACGGACGTTCTTTCAGACCTTCAAACGGAACGCATTTAAATTCAAATGCCACTGGCATAATGTCTTTGGTCTTCGCTTCGACAGACTCCATCAGGGAGCGTTTGCCGCTGAAGTCATTATCTTCAAAATCAGCGGTCTGGTTTGCTTCAATCGTGATTTTACGGACTGCCGCAGCCGCTTTTGTTGCCTGAATAGCGTCACCATTAGCATCAAAGCCCACAAGGTAGTCGGCCCAGTCTTCAATCCATTCTGCCAGTGACTTCTGGGAGTTACGCTCGCCGTTAACAGACAACAGGGCAGAGAACGGTGCTGTCTTTTTCAGTTTGAGAGTGGCGGTGTTATCTGCGTGACCTGGTTCATCAATAGTACCCAGGTTAAGTACACTGACGGCACGCATATTATCAGCATCGATAAAGCAGCGGGTGCCTTCATCTGCAAGATCTTTAGAATAACGGGTAAAGTCATCGATGCTGGCAGTGGAAAGCGCACCACGGAAACGGAAGCGATTTAAATTAAATTTTTCCAGATCATGAATGCGGAAATTCTCAGGCAATGCCACAGCATCGGCACCAATATTACTGATAATTTCATTAACACCCTGAGCAGAAATAAGGGCATGGATTTGATTAATTGCGGTTGCGTCTAAGTTCTGAGACATAATAAGTCCTCACTATATAAAGATATTCAGTGATGAGATAAATAATCAGTTAATTAAGAACGATATTAATGACCTGCTGCGCGTAGTTTTCCGTCAGGTTCACCGGCAAGAGTCAGTAATTGTCCCTGGTCTTCCTGCAGAATAGTCAGGCGACCACCGCGATTGACATACATCGGCGTTTCGGTGGTGTCTTCTTCGGAAATTTTCCCGCGGTTAGTCGGGCGAACATATGAGAGTTTGTGTTTGATTTTCACACGGTTCTCATCAAATGGTTCGATTTCCAGGTTGAGTGAGACCTTACCTTTGGTTTTCGTGTTCATCACACCGGAAGCGACTTCACTGAGAACTGCGCCGATTTTGGTTTCAAATACGCCGCCGTCCAGCTCCCCGATAAATGCCTGCACATCAGTACTGCGTTCGCTAGCCATTTTGCTGCTCCTCATCATATCGACCCTGCAAGGTCGGTTGGTTTCTCCACAAAACAGAGAAGAACACCTGCGGTGGCAGCCGCCCGGATGGATTGGGTTATGAGCCCGTCGTCCGGTGATGCTCTTCTCTATTTTGTAAAAAGAGCGGTACCAGCCGGAAGCAAGTGTACAAACTGGTACCGCCAAAGCAGTGGCTGTTGTGGTGGGGTTGTCACTCAGGCGTATGGTCAACCTGACAATCCGGTGTCCTCAACGGGGAAAGAGTAACCCCGCCATACTTACCGCCGCGCCATTTCGCGGATTACCACAACGCTGAGAGCACTTAGCCAGTTACGGCACCACACTTTGTCGCGGCTCTATAAATGCCCTCATCGTTGCACCCTGGTCTCTTCCCAGGCGTCAAACCGGATCGCCACGCTGGTTAGGCGTCTTATCAGCATCATCATTGACTTGCACATTCCGGCTACCTGGTTTGTTTGCCCGAGCAAGAAGTGGATTGTCCCCTTTAACGTCCCCAGACCGCTAACGACGCATGTGCCATACGCCGTGTTACAACCAAATTTTGTTTGAATCTTGCCTGCCTCATGTTTCTTTTGGATACATTATGTATCTCATGGGTACATTGTCAAGTATAAAAAAACCTGCCGAAGCAGATTCATAAATATTGATTAGGCCTTTATTGTGTATCTTCTTGGTTTTCCCGAGAAAATCACTGTACCAATTATAGAGCAATTACCGTTAATCTTAATGTAAGGCTCAGGCCAGTTTGGGTTTAATGCTTTGAGATAACGCTGTGTTCCATCTTCTATCAATCGCTTGAAGGTGGTTTCGCCTGTATCGTGCATCAATGCAATAACGTCGTCACCGTGGCAGGCAGGGACTTCGGGATCAACAAAAATCATGTCTCCAGGGCGGTACTCATCAATCATTGAATCACCAATCACCCGCAAGATATAAGTCATTTCGCCACAGGGTACAGGGCAGGGGTAAGTTTCTGCTGTGCTCAAATCAACCTCAGAATAGCCAACTTCTTTCCATGCTCCGGCCTGTACCCATGATATGACAGGGACTAACGTTATTTGTTTGTTAGTGATTGAAACATCAGGTTTTTTTGTGATGTTCGTGGTCTGGTGTTCTTGATCAAGCCATCCGACAGGCAGGTCGAAACATTTTTCGATGTGCCGCGCCATGCTGTCACCGATATTTTTAGTAGCACCATCTCCCATAAACCTGCTGGTCTGGGTTGGCTCGCGATCAATCATGGTGGCAAAGGAAGAATTCCCGCCAACACCATCTCTCAGTTTTCTGGCGTTAGACCGCCGGATGTCATGGATTGTTTTCATAACGAAATTAAAACCTTTGTACCGATAAGGTACAAGTATCTTGAAGGTTCATTTCAATCATGTAATATGTATATCGGAGGTACATATTGTATGAAAGCGTATTGGGACTCTTTAACCAAAGAACAGCAGGGCGAGTTGGCCGGAAAAGTTGGCTCAACACCTGGCTACTTACGGCTGGTTTTCAATGGTTATAAAAAAGCCAGTTTTGTGCTGGCGAAAAAACTTGAGCAATGCACGTCAGGTGCAATTACGAAATCTGACTTAAGACCGGATATCTATCCGAAAGATTAACAGAACACCTTCAATTTTTAACCACAGAACGATGAGGCTAACCGTGGGTAAGTATCACTGGAAAGTAGAAAAACAGCCTGAGTGGTACGTGAAAGCTGTCAGAAAAACTATCGCAGCGTTGCCGGGTGGTTACGCTGAAGCAGCTGACTGGCTGGATGTAACAGAGAACGCATTATTTAACCGCCTTCGTGCCGATGGCGATCAGATTTTCCCGCTGGGATGGGCAATGGTTTTACAGCGCGCGGCTGGCACTCACTACATTGCGGATGCTGTCGCACAGTCTGCTGGTGGGGTGTTCGTATCGCTTCCTGAAATTGAGGAAGTAGAGAACGCCGATATAAACCAGCGCCTGCTGGAAGTCATCGAACAGATCGGGAATTACTCAAAGCAGATTCGTTCGGCAATCGAAGATGGGGTCGTGGAGCCACACGAGCAGACAGCAATTAATGATGAGTTGTATCTGTCAATTTCGAAGCTCCAAGAGCATGCAGCACTGGTCTACAAAATCTTTTGCGCTCCAGAAAAGAGTGACGCCCGCGAGTGTGCAGCTCCGGGCGTCGTGGCGTTTTGTGTCTGTGGAGAAACTAACGCATGAACAGTTTAACGGCAAATAACCGTTTGTCGCAACAGCTGGTGGTCAGTGTCGCTGAACACCTGTTGTTACGGCATGAATGCAGATTACCAAATCACCTGGCTGTAAGTAACCACAGAGAACTTTACCTGACTGTGGGGGGCGAGTTGTGCGGGAACTTAACCGCTGGTTTCGTGACGGAAGAGGGCTTTATGTCCATGTTATTCGTTGGGAACCAGAAACACAGCGCGTTATCTATCTTCGCAAAGACTACCCGCATGAGTGCTTTAGTCCTTTGTGGAAATTCAGGCGTGATTTTGTTGAGTGTGAAGGACCACCAGCACATTGATTCTGCCATTCCGGGACGTTACACTGTTCAGGCACCTTATAAAGCGGGTGCCGGGATTGGCGTCCTGGAATTGATCAAGGCGATATATGACGCGCCAGCGTCTTTTTTATCGTCCGCATTTGCTCACATCAAAGTTATGGTGGGCTGGGCGGGGGCATCGAAAGATGCGCCGGTTTCCTTGATCACCGGTTACGCCAACCCCGTTCAGTTCACCACCAGCGAAATTGGCGTTTCCGGTGGTGGAAGTATTTCACCGATCAAGGAGGCTGCCATCATGGCTACTGTCCCAGCCCTCACTCGTCTGAATGATGAAGACTTACATAAACTCAGTTATGTAACAACTGCACTACGTGCTCTGCGCAAGGTAACTCTTTCGGATCCGCAGGCGCATCAGGTTCTGGTAGAAACCCTTATTAACTTGCAGGCTGAACGTATTCGTCTGGCGGATAAGGCTAATTTTCATATTCACCGTCTCCTGAATATCAGCGGAGGGCATCGTCATGCTTAATCCGTTGATCCTCAACATTTACCGTTTATTTCAGCGTAAAAAAACATCAATTCCTACAGTTGGGCAGTGGTACACCACGCCTGCAGGGCATGTTCTACGTGTTAGCCTGGTTGACCGTGAATGTCAGAAGGTGATTTGTGAACCGCTGGGCCGTAATTACCGCGTCAGTATGCCGCTTATAACCTTTCGCTCCGGAAAAAACATGAAGCATCTCGGAGGTGCAGCATGAGTATGGAGCTGATGGTTAAAGCGATGAAAATTCGAGTGGGTAATCCATTGCGAAAACTGGTTCTGATCAAGCTGGCTGATAATGCCAGCGATCAGGGTGAGTGCTGGCCCAGCTACCAGCATATTGCTGACCAGTGCGAGATTAGCAAACGTTCTGTGATGAATCATATTGCGGCCCTTTGTGAGTCCGGGCTGGTAAAAAAAGTCACCCGGAAAGGTGAAAAAGGTAACTCAAGTAATATCTATCTCCTTCATCTGGATGGTGCAGGAGATTCACTAGGTGGTAGTGCAAATAATTCACTATCTGGTGCAGCAAATTCACCAGGTAGTGCAGGAGTTGCACCAGGGGGTAGTGCAGGAGATTCACCCAGAACCAGTCACTCTTTTGAACCAGTCAAAGAACCAGTCAATGAACCAATAGCTGTTGGTGCATCAGTTGATGAGTCCGTGCGAGTTCGTTCAAACCGACCGGAATATTCTCCGGAGTTTGAGCAGGCATGGCTGGCATATCCCAAACGTGCTGGTGGCAATTCAAAATCTGCAGCCTTCAAAGCCTGGAAAGCCCGTTTGAATGAGGGGGTAAACCCCGAAACCATGCTGGAAGGTGTGAAACGCTATGCGGGCTGGGTATCTGCGATGGGTAACAGCGGCACACAATTTGTGAAACAGGCTGTCACGTTCTTTGGTCCGGATCGTCATTTCGAAGAATCCTGGGAAGTTCCTGCGGTATCTGCAGCCAGACGTGAGGACCCGTACTTCAAATCCAGTTACGACAACGTGGACTACAGCCAGATCCCGGCAGGATTCAGGGGGTGATCATGAGTCTTTTGAATGAAGTTCAGAAATTCATTGAAGCCCATCCGGGGTGTACTTCCGGAGACATTGCGGATGCTTTTGCTGGTTACTCACGGCAGCGCGTTCTGCAGTCAGCAAGCAAGTTACGTCAGAGTGGGCGTGTGGCTCACCGTTGTGAAGGAGATACACGCAGACATTTCCCGCGCCTGACTGAGAGAGCGCAGGAGCCGGAACCACAATCTGTTCGTGAAACCAGACCTGTGCGCAATTTCTATGTCGGCACTAACGACCCCCGGGTGATTTTGTGCCTGACCCGCCAGGCTGAAGAACTGGAGTCCAGGGGCTTATTCCGTCGAGCTGCAACGGTGTGGATGGCGGCATTCCGTGAAAGCCACTCCCAGCCAGAACGAAACAATTTTCTGGCGCATCGTGAGCGGTGCTTACGGAAAAGCAGCAAGCGCGCTGCATCGGGTGAAGAGTGGTATCTGTCAGGGAATTACGTGGGGGCTTAATGAGTAATAAATATTGCCAGGCGCTGGTGGAGCTGCGGAACAAACCAGCCCATGAACTGAAGGAAGTGGGCGATCAGTGGCGCACGCCGGACAACATTTTCTGGGGAATTAACACCCTGTTTGGCCCGTTTGTTCTGGATCTGTTTACTGATGGTGATAACGCCAAATGTGCCGCTTATTACACTGCGGAAGACAACGCGCTGGCGCATGACTGGTCAGAACGTCTTGCGGAGCTTAAAGGTGCTGCCTTTGGTAATCCCCCGTACAGCCGCGCCAGTCAGCATGAGGGGCAATACATCACCGGCATGCGTTACATCATGAAACATGCCAGTGCTATGCGTGATAAAGGCGGGCGCTATGTTTTCCTGATCAAAGCTGCCACCAGCGAAGTTTGGTGGCCGGAAGATGCAGACCATATTGCTTTTATTCGCGGGCGTATTGGTTTTGAACTGCCAGCCTGGTTTATCCCGAAGGACGAGAAGCAGGTGCCGACAGGCGCTTTCTTCGCTGGTGCTATTGCTGTTTTCGACAAGACCTGGAAGGGACCGGCAATCAGCTACATCGGGCGCGATGAACTTGAGGCATGTGGTGAGGCCTTTCTGGCGCAGGTTCGCCAGCAGGCGGAAAAACTGGTCAGGGAGATGGCGGCATGACGACATTAACTCAATGCCAGCAGCAGGTGCTGGATATGCTGATTTCTTACCAGAAAGAACGTGGCTTCCCGCCAACCAATCAGGAGGTGGCAACCATGCTGGGATACCGTTCAGTGAATGCAGCGGTGGAGCATCTTCGCGCACTGGAGAAAAAAGGTGTCATCACGATAAAGCGTGGCGTGGCCCGGGGGATAACGCTTCATACCGCGGTGAAGGACGACGACAGCGAGGCGGTCGGGATTATCCGCTCACTGCTTGCCGGTGAGGAAAACGCAAGGCTGCGTGCAACCCACTGGTTACATGAGAGAGGCCTGAAAGCATGAAGCTGATCCTGCCTTTTCCGCCCAGCGTGAACACGTACTGGCGACACCCCAACAAAGGGGCATTTGCTGGTAAGAGCCTGATAAGCGCGGCGGGGCGAAAATTTCAGAGCGCGGCGTGCGCAGCAATAGTTGAGCAGTTACGTCGTCTGCCAAAACCAACGTCGGCACCTGCTTCAGTGGAGATCGTGTTGTTTCCTCCGGATAACCGGATCCGCGATCTGGACAACTATAACAAGGCGCTGTTTGACGCGTTGACCCACGCGGGTGTGTGGGAAGACGACAGACAGGTGAAAAGAATGCTGGTGGAGTGGGGACCGGTTATCCCGAAAGGGAAGGTCGAGATCACTATCAGTAAGTATGAGAAACCGGCGGGTGCAGCCGCCTGATTAAGAGGAGAAACGAAGTATGAATAATCTGATGGTTATTGATGGTATTGAAGTTCGTCGTGATGTTTATGGGCGTTACAGCCTGAACGATCTGCATCGCGCAGCAGTAGCATCTGGTGCAAATGCCAGAACCAAGGAGCCAGGAAAGTTTCTTTCCAGCCAACAAACTGTTGAACTTGTTCATGAATTGACCAACACCCAGAATTTGGGTGTTGACCCGGTGAGTGTGATTCATGGGGGAAATGAACGGGGAACTTATGTCTGCAAGGAACTGGTGTATGCCTATGCAATGTGGATCAGCCCGTCATTCCATCTGAAGGTGATCCGTACTTTCGATATGGTAACCAGCGCACCGGAAAAATTATCCGGGCAGGCTGCTGACAAGATGCAGGCTGGCGTGATTCTGCTGGACTTTATGCGCCGGGAGTTAAACCTGTCTAACTCATCTGTGCTTGGGGCCTGTCAGAAACTCCAGGAGGCTGTTGGCTTACCGAATCTGGCACCACGCTATGCCATTGATGCTCCTGCTGACGCGCCTGATGGCTCAAGCCGCCCCACGCTGTCACTGAGTGCACTGCTGAAGCAGTATGGTATCCGCCTGACAGCTAATCAGGCATATCACCAGATGGTGAAGCTGGGGATCGTCGAGCAGCGCGAACGATACAGCCGTACCGCGATTAACAACATCAAAAAATTCTGGTCGCTGACAGCGAAAGGCTGCATGTTCGGCAAGAATATCACCAGTCCCGCAAATCCGCGCGAGACGCAGCCGCATTTCTTCGAATCCCGATTCCCTGAGCTGTTAAAGCTGCTCGATACCGTTCATTGAGGTGACCGTGAGAGCACTACTGACCCCTGAAATTGCCCCGCGTATGGGGATCGTATTGTTCAGGCCAGGTTCAGAGTTGATGCCCCTGTTTATGCAGGGGCGTGTCCTGCTGGAGCCTGAGCCGGAACGTTATTCATCTTTCGCCAGTGGTGCAGTTCCGGCGGCATCACAACCGCTGGCGGATGATCCTGCCGTTCGGGCCGTGTTCCGCAATGAGGCAGTGATCCGTCGTGCTGGTGGCGTGGAATGTCTTGAAAGCTGGTTACTTCGTGAAAAAGGCTGCCAGTGGCCTCATTCCGACTGGCACAGCGAGAACATGACCACAATGCGACACGCTCCGGGCGCAATCCGTCTGTGCTGGCACTGCGATAACCAGCTGCGCGATCAGTTCACGGAACGGCTGGAATCAATGGCAACGGATAACTGTGCCCGCTGGGTGTTGTCTGTTGTGCGTCGGGATCTCGGTTTTGATGACAGTCACGTTGTGACAATGCCGGAACTGTGCTGGTGGCTGATTCGTAATGACCTGGCGGATGCCTTACCGGAAAGTGCAGCCCGTAAGGCACTGAGATTACCGAAGCCTGTTGTGCCGTCTGTCTCCCGGGAAAGTGACCTTGTGCCTTCGGTTCCTGCCACCAGCATCATCCAGGATAAGGCGAAAAAGGTGCTGGCGCTGAAAGTGGATCCGGAGTCGCCGGAGTCTTTTATGTTACGCCCAAAACGTCGCCGCTGGGTTAATGAAAAGTACACGCGCTGGGTTAAGACACAGCCGTGTGCATGTTGTGGAAAGCCCGCTGATGATCCCCACCACCTGATAGGTCACGGTCAGGGGGGAATGGGAACAAAAGCGCATGACCTTTTTGTGTTGCCTTTGTGCAGAAAGCATCACGACGAGCTGCATGCGGATACCGTGGCATTTGAAGAGAAGTATGGCTCCCAGCTGGAGCTGATATTTCGTTTTATCGATCGTGCGCTGGCAATTGGCGTGCTGGCGTAAGTGGAGAACGAGCATGAACCTTGAAGCCTTACCGAAATATTACTCCCCGAAATCTCCAAAATTGAGCGATGACGCACCGGCGACAGGCTCTGGTGGTTTAACAATTACGGATGTAATGGCTGCGCAGGGGATGGTGCAGTCGAAAGCACCGCTTGGGTTTGCCTTATTCCTGGCAAAAGTTGGTGTTCAGGATCCTCAGTTTGCGATTGAAGGTCTGCTCAATTACGCGATGGCACTGGATAACCCGACATTGAACAAATTGAGTGAAGAAACCCGGTTACAGATCATCCCTTACCTTGTGAATTTTGCCTTTGCTGATTATTCCAGGTCTGCGGCAAGTAAGGCTCGCTGTGAGCATTGTGCTGGTACTGGATTTCATAATGTATTGCGCGAAGTGGTGAAACACTCCAGAAGCGGGGAATCTGTTATCAAGGAAGAGTGGGTGAAGGAACTGTGTCAGCATTGTCATGGTAAGGGAGAAGTCAGCACAGCGTGCAGAGGGTGTAAGGGTAAAGGTATTGTCCTGGATGAAAAAAGAACCCGGCTTCATGGCACGCCTGTTTATAAGGTTTGTGGGCGTTGCAATGGAAACCGGTTTAGCCGTTTACCAACCACACTGGCGCGGCTTCATGTCCAGAAGCTGGTACCAGACCTGACGGATTATCAGTGGTACAAAGGATATGCAGATGTCATTGATAAACTGGTTACAAAGTGCTGGCAGGAAGAAGCATATGCAGAGATACAATTGAGAAAGGTGACAAGATAAATGGTTTTCGCCGAAGATGACGACATGATGCTTGCGTTTTTCAAAAAATATGGATAAGATTTTCACAACGATGGGCTTTGTATGTCTACCGTTGATAAGATTTAAGAACCCGCCACTGAGCGGGTTTTTTTGTACCTGTAAACTTGGTGCAGTACAGTAAACACGCTGGTGGTCGTGAATACTGACTTTTTATCTTGCTGGCTTTTTAGACAAGAGTTACTGGTATGTCATGTTAACCAGAAGGGAAAAAGACATGCTAAAACAGCAAGATATGACAGAAACCGCCGCCGCAGTCCTTCATTTCTTACCTGCTGACAAGTGGGTAACGCCACGCATGATGACGAGAACTACCGGAGTAAGCGAAGCCCGGTGCCAGTTAATACTGACTCAGTTAGTTCTGGCGGGGCTGGCGAAGGATAACGGCGGGTACGGGAATAAATTCAGACGCTGCCAGTAATGGCGGTTTCCTGCTGTGAAAATGGGCGGCTGGTGGGTGTTGGTAGCACCTGCCAGCCATTCGCTCATGCTTACTGGTCACAAGCGAACCACGGCCCACTGCTTTAGCGCAAAAGCAGAGTGAGCCTACCAGAGTTACGCTTACTGATCCATGAAAAATACTGTAAAAATAAACAGTGTTGATTTAATCAACGCTGATTGCCTGCATTTTATTCAGTCCCTGCCTGATGATTCCATTGACCTGATTGTTACCGATCCGCCGTACTTCAAGGTGAAACCCAACGGCTGGGACAATCAGTGGAAAGGGGACGAAGATTACCTTAAGTGGCTGGACCACTGTCTGGCCCAGTTCTGGCGGGTGTTAAAACCTGCCGGAAGCCTTTACCTGTTCTGTGGGCATCGCCTGGCATCTGATATTGAGATCATGATACGTGAACGTTTCAACGTGCTTAACCATATCATCTGGGCGAAGCCGTCCGGACGTTGGAATGGGTGTAATAAAGAAAGTCTGCGCGCATATTTTCCTGCCACAGAGCGCGTTCTGTTTGCTGAACATTACCAGGGGCCATATCGCGGCAAAAGTGACGGCTATGCGGCAAAAGAAAGGGAACTCAAACAGCACATAATGGCACCGCTGATATCGTATTTCAGGGATGCTCGTGCCGAACTGGGTATAACGGCAAAACAAATTGCCGAAGCCACAGGTAAGAAAAATATGGTTTCCCACTGGTTTGGTGCCAGTCAGTGGCAGTTGCCGAATGAGGCTGACTATCGGAAGTTACAGGCACTGTTTTCCCGTATAGCGGCAGAGAAGTTTCAGGAACAACAACTGGAACAACCACACCACCAGCTGGTGGCATCTTATGATTCACTGAATCGCAAATATTCTGAATTGCTGGATGAGTTTAAATCTCTCCGGCGCTATTTCTCCGTATCAGTCTCCGTGCCTTATACCGATGTCTGGATGCATAAACCCGTTCAGTTCTACCCGGGTAAACATCCGTGTGAGAAACCGGCGGATATGCTCAGGCAAATAATCAATGCCAGTAGTCGACCTGGTGATCTGGTTGCTGATTTTTTTATGGGATCCGGTTCCACAATAAAAGCAGCAATGGCGCTGGGGCGTCGGGCCTTAGGTGTTGAGCTTGAGTCAGAGCGGTTTAACCAGACAGTGAAAGAGATAAACGAGCTGGTGGGGAAATAATCTGGTGGCCACGTCAGGTGGCCTTTTTATTTCCATTACACAGCACCCGCATCTGCGAGGTGGGGTTATGAAATCCATGGATAAGTTAACAACGGGTGTCGCCTATGGCACCTCAGCAGGTAGTGCCGGGTACTGGTTTTTACAGTTGCTCGATAAAGTCACGCCCTCACAGTGGGCGGCAATAGGTGTGCTGGGTAGTCTGGTATTTGGCCTGCTGACGTACCTGACAAACCTTTATTTCAAGATTAAAGAAGATAAGCGCAAGGCTGCGAGAGGTGAATAATGCCTCCATCATTACGAAAAGCAGTTGCTGCTGCTATTGGTGGCGGAGCAATTGCTATAGCATCAGTGTTAATCACTGGCCCAAGTGGTGACGATGGCCTGGAAGGTGTCAGCTACATACCATACAAAGATATCGTTGGCGTATGGACTGTATGTCACGGACACACCGGAAAAGACATCATGCTCGGTAAAACGTATACCGAAGCAGAATGCAAAGCCCTCCTGAATAAAGACCTTGCCACGGTTGCCAGACAAATTAACCCGTACATCAAAGTCGATATACCGGAAACAACGCGCGGCGCTCTTTACTCGTTCGTCTACAACGTGGGTGCTGGCAATTTCAGAACATCGACGCTTCTTCGCAAAATAAACCAGGGCGATATCAAAGGCGCATGTGACCAGCTACGTCGCTGGATATACGCTGGCGGTAAGCAATGGAAAGGCCTGATGACTCGTCGTGAGATTGAGCGTGAAGTCTGTTTGTGGGGGCAGCAATGAGCAGAGTAACCGCGATTATCTCCGCTCTGATTATCTGCATCATCGTCTGCCTGTTATGGGCTGTTAATCATTACCGTGATAACGCCATCGCCTACAAAGAGCAGCGCGACAAAGCCGCATCCACTATCGCTGATATGCAGAAGCGTCAACGTGATGTAGCAGAACTCGACGCCAGATACACAAAGGAGCTTGCTGATGCTAACGCGACTATCGAAAGTCTTCGTGCTGATGTTTCTGCTGGGCGTAAGTGGCTGCGCGTCAAAGCTGTCTGTCCAGACATGCATAAAATCACCGCCGCCTCCGGCGTGGATGATGGCACCAGCCCCAGACTTACTGACACCGCTCAACGGGATTATTTCACCCTTAGAAAGCGGATTGAAACCAGTGATAAAATGATCCGAGGCTTGCAGCAATACATTCGCACGCAGTGTGTAAGATGAGCAATCTTTGCTAATTAGCCATGAAATAGATAAATATCAGGCCAACGATGATTAGTGCCAGGCATCCTAATTGGTCAGAATGGCTGGCATTTGATCGTCTTGCTCTTCTTGCAGTTGATTGGACAGCCCTCTGTCCTCGACTTCCTCTTGGCATTCCTCTCATTTATTCTCTCTCAACATTGATATTGAACTGACAGATGATAATTATTTCATGAAAGTGGTATCTCGTTGATTTGATTACGCTACATAGTCGCCGGATTTTCGCATTTATCGGCATCGGGCGGTGCAAAATTGGCATAATCGAAACGTAGAGTTTTTGGCTGACAACAGCATTAGCGGTCACCCGGAGAGTGTTGTGAACATGTTAATTACATGACGCTTTAGATGCATCGACATTTGATGATGCTTGTCAGACCTGTCATTTTCTTTGCTTCATTTTCAACATTGAGGAAGTTGGTTGAGCATATTTTTTGATAATCTCCAGTTGTGAATCCTGTTTTATCGATCTTGCGTTTCAAGGGATTAATCGTTTTGCAAGATGCTCTATGGATTCTGGTAAAGCATTCGTCAGATTTATTACCTTTACCTCTGGTTCGCTTCAATGCATTGACAACATATCCGTCTGGATTATCGCCAAGCCAATTACGATAGTCTGATTCACTCTCAGTCTGAAGGTCACTTCTGAATACCTTTATGGACATGAAGATACTCCTGTGCATTTATGGTACGAAGAAATAGCAAAAGTATTTTTACCGTAAATTGCGAATCTACAAAAGCAAAACAATGCGTAATATCAGAGTGAATATTCTGCCTTTAATGTGGGTCCTTCTGATGACCTGAGCTCTCACGGGGCGGAAGGCGCGCGGGTTTTCGCTATTTATGACAATTTTCCGGTTTAAGGCGTTTCCGTTCTTCTTCGCCGTAACCTAATGTTTTTATTTAAAACACCCCGTGAAAAGAAAGGAAACGACAGGTGCTGAAAACGGGCTTTTTGGCCTCTGTCGTTTCCTTTCTCTGTTTTTGTCCGTGGAATGAACAATGGAAGTCAACAAAAAGCAGCTGGCTGACATTTTCGGTGCGAGTATCCGTACCATTCAGAACTGGCAGGAACAGGGAATGCCCGTTCTGCGAGGCGGTGGCAAGGGTAATGAGGTGCTTTATGACTCTGCCGCCGTTATAAGATGGTATGCCGAAAGGGATGCTGAAATTGAGAACGAAAAGCTGCGCCGGGAAGTTGAAGAACTGCGGCAGGCCAGCGAGACAGATCTCCAGCCAGGGACTATTGAGTACGAACGCCATCGACTTACGCGTGCGCAGGCCGACGCACAGGAGCTGAAAAATGCCAGAGACTCCGCTGAAGTGGTGGAAACCGCATTCTGTACTTTCGTGCTGTCGCGGATCGCAGGTGAAATTGCCAGTATTCTCGACGGGATCCCCCTGTCGGTGCAGCGGCGTTTTCCGGAACTGGAAAACCGACATGTTGATTTCCTGAAACGGGATATCATCAAAGCCATGAACAAAGCAGCCGCGCTGGATGAACTGATACCGGGGTTGCTGAGTGAATATATCGAACAGTCAGGTTAACAGGCTGCGGCATTTTGTCCGCGCCGGGCTTCGCTCACTGTTCAGGCCGGAGCCACAGACCGCCGTTGAATGGGCGGATGCCAATTACTATCTCCCGAAAGAATCCGCATACCAGGAAGGGCGCTGGGAAACACTGCCCTTTCAGCGGGCCATCATGAATGCGATGGGCAGCGACTACATCCGCGAGGTGAATGTGGTGAAGTCTGCCCGTGTTGGTTATTCCAAAATGCTGTTGGGTGTTTATGCCTACTTCATAGAGCATAAGCAGCGCAACACACTTATCTGGTTGCCGACGGATGGTGATGCCGAGAACTTTATGAAAACCCACGTTGAGCCGACCATCCGCGATATTCCGTTGCTGCTGGCGCTGGCTCCGTGGTATGGCAAAAAGCACCGGGATAACACGCTCACTATGAAGCGTTTTTCCAATGGTCGTGGCTTCTGGTGCCTGGGCGGTAAAGCGGCAAAAAACTACCGTGAAAAGTCGGTGGATGTGGCGGGTTATGATGAACTTGCTGCCTTTGATGAGGATATTGAACAGGAAGGCTCTCCGACGTTCCTTGGCGACAAACGTATTGAAGGCTCGGTCTGGCCAAAATCTATCCGTGGCTCCACGCCCAAAGTGAGAGGCACCTGCCAGATTGAGCGTGCAGCCAGTGAATCCCCGCATTTTATGCGTTTTCATGTTGCCTGCCCGCACTGCGGGGAGGAGCAGTATCTTAAATTTGGCGACAAAGAGACGCCGTTTGGCCTCAAATGGACGCCGGATGACCCCTCCAGCGTGTTTTATCTCTGCGAGCATAATGCCTGCGTCATCCGCCAGCAGGAGCTGGACTTTACTGATGCCCGTTATATCTGCGAAAAGACCGGGATCTGGACCCGTGATGGCATTCTCTGGTTTTCGTCATCCGGTGAAGAGATTGAGCCACCTGACAGTGTGACCTTTCACATCTGGACGGCGTACAGCCCGTTCACCACCTGGGTGCAGATTGTCAAAGACTGGATGAAGACGAAAGGGGATACGGGAAAACGTAAAACCTTCGTGAACACCACGCTCGGTGAGACATGGGAAGCGAAAATTGGCGAACGTCCGGATGCTGAAGTGATGGCAGAGCGGAAAGAGCATTATTCAGCGCCCGTTCCTGACCGTGTGGCTTACCTGACTGCCGGTATCGACTCCCAGCTGGACCGCTACGAAATGCGCGTATGGGGATGGGGGCCGGGTGAGGAAAGCTGGCTGATTGACCGGCAGATTATTATGGGTCGCCACGACGATGAACAGACGCTGCTGCGTGTGGATGAGGCCATCAATAAAACCTATACCCGCCGGAATGGTGCAGAAATGTCGGTATCCCGTATCTGCTGGGATACTGGCGGGATTGACCCGACCATTGTGTATGAACGCTCGAAAAAACATGGGCTGTTCCGGGTGATCCCCATTAAAGGGGCATCCGTCTACGGAAAGCCAGTGGCCAGCATGCCACGTAAGCGAAACAAAAACGGGGTTTACCTTACCGAAATCGGTACGGATACCGCGAAAGAGCAGATTTATAACCGCTTCACACTGACGCCGGAAGGGGATGAACCGCTTCCCGGTGCCGTTCACTTCCCGAATAACCCGGATATTTTTGATCTGACCGAAGCGCAGCAGCTGACTGCTGAAGAGCAGGTCGAAAAATGGGTGGATGGCAGGAAAAAAATACTGTGGGACAGCAAAAAGCGACGCAATGAGGCGCTCGACTGCTTCGTTTATGCGCTGGCGGCGCTGCGCATCAGTATTTCCCGCTGGCAGCTGGATCTCAGTGCACTGCTGGCGAGCCTGCAGGAAGAGGATGGTGCAGCAACCAACAAGAAAACACTGGCAGATTACGCCCGTGCCTTATCCGGAGAGGATGAATGACGCGACAGGAAGAACTTGCCGCTGCCCGTGCGGCACTGCATGACCTGATGACAGGAAAACGGGTGGCAACGGTACAGAAAGACGGACGGCGAGTGGAGTTTACGGCCACTTCCGTGTCTGACCTGAAAAAATACATTGCGGAGCTGGAAGTGCAGACCGGCATGACACAGCGACGCAGGGGACCTGCAGGATTTTATGTATGAAAACGTCCTCCATTCCCACCCTTCTGGGGCCGGACGGCATGACATCGCTGCGTGAATATGCCGGTTATCACGGCGGTGGCAGCGGATTTGGTGGGCAGTTGCGGGCGTGGAACCCACCGAGTGAAAGTGTGGATGCAGCCCTGTTGCCCAACTTTACCCGTGGCAATGCCCGCGCGGACGATCTGGTACGCAATAACGGCTATGCCGCCAACGCCATCCAGCTGCATCAGGATCATATCGTCGGGTCTTTTTTCCGGCTCAGTCATCGCCCAAGCTGGCGCTATCTGGGCATCGGGGAGGAAGAAGCCCGTGCCTTTTCCCGCGAGGTTGAAGCGGCATGGAAAGAGTTTGCCGAGGATGACTGCTGCTGCATTGACGTTGAGCGAAAACGCACGTTTACCATGATGATTCGGGAAGGTGTGGCCATGCACGCCTTTAACGGTGAACTGTTCGTTCAGGCCACCTGGGATACCAGTTCGTCGCGGCTTTTCCGGACACAGTTCCGGATGGTCAGCCCGAAGCGCATCAGCAACCCGAACAATACCTGCGACAGCCGGAACTGCCGTGCCGGTGTGCAGATTAATGACAGCGGTGCGGCGCTGGGATATTACGTCAGCGAGGACGGGTATCCTGGCTGGATGCCGCAGAAATGGACATGGATACCCCGTGAGTTACCCGGCGGGCGTGCCTCGTTCATTCACGTTTTTGAACCCGTGGAGGACGGGCAGACCCGCGGTGCAAATGTGTTTTACAGCGTGATGGAGCAGATGAAGATGCTCGACACGCTGCAGAACACGCAGCTGCAGAGCGCCATTGTGAAGGCGATGTATGCCGCCACCATTGAGAGTGAGCTGGATACGCAGTCAGCGATGGATTTTATTCTGGGCGCGAACAGTCAGGAGCAGCGGGAAAGGCTGACCGGCTGGATTGGTGAAATTGCCGCGTATTACGCCGCAGCACCGGTCCGTCTGGGAGGCGCAAAAGTGCCGCACCTGATGCCGGGGGACTCACTGAACCTGCAGACGGCTCAGGACACGGATAACGGCTACTCCGTGTTTGAACAGTCACTGTTGCGGTATATCGCTGCCGGGCTGGGTGTCTCGTATGAGCAGCTTTCCCGGAATTACGCCCAGATGAGCTACTCCACGGCACGGGCCAGTGCGAACGAGTCGTGGGCGTACTTTATGGGGCGGCGAAAATTCGTCGCATCCCGTCAGGCGAGCCAGATGTTTCTGTGCTGGCTGGAAGAGGCCATCGTTCGCCGCGTGGTGACGTTACCTTCAAAAGCGCGTTTCAGCTTTCAGGAAGCCCGCAGCGCCTGGGGGAACTGTGACTGGATAGGCTCCGGTCGTATGGCCATCGATGGTCTGAAAGAAGTACAGGAAGCGGTGATGCTGATAGAAGCCGGACTGAGTACCTACGAGAAAGAGTGCGCAAAACGCGGTGACGACTATCAGGAAATTTTTGCCCAGCAGGTCCGTGAAACGATGGAGCGCCGTGCAGCCGGTCTTAAACCGCCCGCCTGGGCGGCTGCGGCATTTGAATCCGGACTGCGACAATCAACAGAGGAGGAGAAGAGTGACAGCAGAGCTGCGTAATCTCCCGCATATTGCCAGCATGGCTTTTAATGAGCCGCTGATGCTTGAACCCGCCTATGCGCGGGTTTTCTTTTGTGCGCTTGCAGGCCAGCTTGGGATCAGTCGCCTGACGGATGCAGTATCCGGCGACAGCCTGACTGCCGGAGAGGCACCCGCGGCGCTGGCGTTATCCGGTGATGATGACGGACCACGACAGGCCCGCAGTTATCAGGTCATGAACGGCATCGCCGTGCTGCCGGTGTCCGGTACGCTGGTCAGCCGGACGCGGGCGCTGCAGCCGTATTCGGGAATGACCGGTTACAACGGCATTATCGCCCGTCTGCAACAGGCTGCCAGCGATCCGATGGTGGACGGCATTCTGCTCGATATGGACACACCGGGCGGGATGGTGGCGGGAGCATTTGACTGTGCTGACATCATCGCCCGTGTGCGTGACATAAAGCCGGTATGGGCGCTGGCCAACGACATGAACTGCAGTGCAGGTCAGCTGCTTGCCAGCGCCGCCTCCCGGCGTCTGGTCACGCAGACCGCCCGGACAGGCTCCATCGGCGTCATGATGGCTCACAGTAATTACGGCGCTGCGCTGGAGAAACAGGGCGTGGAAATCACGCTGATTTACAGCGGCAGCCATAAGGTGGATGGCAACCCCTACAGCCATCTACCGGGTGATGTCCGGGAGACACTGCAGTCCCGGATGGATGCAACCCGCCGGATGTTTGCGCAGAAGGTGTCGGCATATACCGGCCTGTCCGTGCAGGCTGTGCTGGATACCGAGGCTGCAGTGTACAGCGGTCAGGAGGCCATTGATGCCGGACTGGCTGATGAACTTGTCAACAGCACCGATGCGATCACCGTTATGCGTGATGCACTGGATGCACGTAAATCCCGTCTCTCAGGAGGGCGAATGACCAAAGAGACTCAATCAACAACTGTTTCAGCCACTGCTTCGCAGGCTGACGTTACTGACGTGGTGCAAGCGACGGAGGGCGAAAACGCCAGCGCGGCGCAGCCGGACGTGAACGCGCAGATCACCGCTGCGGTTGCGGCAGAAAACAGCCGCATTATGGGGATCCTCAACTGTGAGGAAGCTCACGGACGCGAAGAACAGGCACGTGTGCTGGCCGAAACCCCCGGTATGACCGTGGAAACGGCCCGCCGCATTCTGGCAGCTGCACCACAGAGTGCACAGGCGCGCAGTGACACTGCGCTGGATCGTCTGATGCAGGGGGCACCGGCACCACTGGCTGCAGGTAACCCGGCATCTGATGCCGTTAACGATTTGCTGAACACACCAGTGTAAGGGATGTTTATGACGAGCAAAGAAACCTTTACCCATTACCAGCCGCTGGGCAACAGTGACCCGGCACATACGGCAACCGCGCCCGGCGGATTGAGTGCGAAAGCGCCTGCAATGACCCCGCTGATGCTGGACACCTCCACCCGTAAGCTGGTTGCGTGGGATGGCACCACCGACGGTACTGCCGTTGGCATTCTGGCGGTTGATGCTGACCAGACCAGCACCACGCTGACGTTCTACAAGTCCGGCACGTTCCGTTATGAGGATGTGCTCTGGCCGGAGGCTGCCAGCGACGAGACGAAAAAACGGACCGCGTTTGCCGGAACGGCAATCAGCATCGTTTAACCTTACCCTTCATCACTAAAGGCCGCCTGTGCGGCTTTTTTTACGGGATTTTTTTATGTCGATGTACACAACCGCCCAGCTGCTGGCGGCAAATGAGCAGAAATTTAAGTTTGATCCGCTGTTTCTGCGTCTCTTTTTCCGTGAGAGCTATCCCTTTACCACGGAGAAAGTCTATCTCTCACAAATTCCGGGACTGGTAAACATGGCGCTGTACGTTTCGCCGATTGTTTCCGGTGAGGTTATCCGTTCCCGTGGCGGCTCCACCTCTGAATTTACGCCGGGATATGTCAAACCCAAGCATGAGGTGAATCCGCAGATGACCCTGCGTCGCCTGCCGGATGAAGATCCGCAGAATCTGGCGGACCCGGCTTACCGCCGCCGTCGCATCATCATGCAGAACATGCGAGACGAAGAGCTGGCCATTGCTCAGGTCGAAGAGATGCAGGCAGTTTCTGCTGTGCTTAAGGGCAAATACACCATGACCGGTGAAGCCTTCGATCCGGTTGAGGTGGATATGGGCCGCAGTGCGGCGAACAACATCACACAGTCCGGTGGTACGGAGTGGAGCAAGCGTGACAAGTCCACGTATGACCCGACCGACGATATCGAAGCCTATGCGCTGAACGCCAGCGGCGTGGTGAATATCATCGTGTTTGATCCGAAAGGCTGGGCGCTGTTCCGTTCCTTCAAAGCCGTCAAGGAGAAGCTGGATACCCGTCGCGGCTCTCATTCCGAGCTGGAGACAGCGGTAAAAGACCTGGGCGAAGCGGTGTCCTATAAGGGGATGTATGGCGATACGGCGATCGTCGTGTATTCCGGACAGTACGTGGAAAACGACGTCAAAAAGAACTTCCTGCCGGACAACACGATGGTGCTGGGGAACACTCAGGCACGTGGTCTGCGCACCTATGGCTGCATTCAGGATGCGGACGCACAGCGCGAAGGTATTAACGCCTCTGCCCGCTACCCGAAAAACTGGGTGACCACCGGCGATCCGGCGCGTGAGTTCACCATGATTCAGTCAGCACCGCTGATGCTGCTGGCTGATCCTGATGCGTTCGTGTCCGTACAACTGGCGTAATCATGGCCCTTCGGGGCCATTTTCTCTCTGTGGAGGAGTCCATGACGAAAGATGAACTGATTGCCCGTCTTCAGGTGCTGGGTGAGCAACTGAACCGTGATGTCAGCCTGACGGGGACGAAAGAAGAACTGGTGCTCCGTGTGGCAGAGCTGGAAGAGGAGCTTGATGACACGGATGACGCTGCCGGTCAGGACACATCTGTCAGCCCGGAAAATGCGCTGACCGGACATGAAAATGAGGTGGTATCAGCGCAGCCGGATACCGTGATTGATACGGCTGCTCTGGTCACGGTCGTGGCACTGGTGACGCTGCATACTGATGCACTTCACGCCACGCGGGATGAGCCTGTGGCATTTGTGCTGCCGGGAACGGCGTTTCGTGTCTCTGCCGGTGTGGCAGCCGAAATGACAGAACATGGCCTGGCCAGAATGCAATAACGGGAGGCGCTGTGGCTGATTCCGATAACCTGTTCGATGCTGCCATTGCCCGCGCCGATGAAACGATACGCGGGTACATGGGAACGTCAGCCACCATGACATCCGGTGAGCTGTCCGGTGCTGTGATACGTGGTGTTTTTGATGACCCTGAAAATATCAGCTATGCCGGACAGGGGGTGCGCGTTGAAGGCTCCAGCCCGTCCCTGTTTGTCCGGACTGATGATGTGCGGCAGCTGCGGCGTGGAGACACACTGACCATCGGCGAGGAAAACTTCTGGGTGGACCGGATTTCGCCGGATGATGGCGGAAGCTGTCATCTCTGGCTTGGGCGTGGCGTGCCGCCTGCCGTTAACCGTCGCCGCTGAAAGGGGGATGTATGGCCATAAAAGGTCTTGAGCAGGCCGTTGAAAACCTCAGCCGTATCAGCAAAACGGCGGTGCCTGGTGCCGCCGCAATGGCCATTAACCGCGTTGCGTCATCCGCGATATCGCAGTCTGCGTCACAGGTTGCCCGTGAGACAAAGGTACGCCGGAAACTGGTAAAGGAAAGGGCCAGGCTGAAAAGGGCCACGGTCAAAAATCCGCAGGCCAGAATCAGGGTTAACCGGGGGGATTTGCCCGTAATCAAGCTGGGTAACGCGCGGGTTGTCCTTTCCCGCCGCAGACGTCGTAAAAAGGGGCAGCGTTCATCCCTGAAAGGTGGCGGCAGCGTGCTTGTGGTGGGAAACCGTCGTATTCCCGGCGCGTTTATTCAGCAACTGAAAAATGGCCGGTGGCATGTCATGCAGCGTGTGGCCGGGAAAAACCGTTACCCCATTGATGTGGTGAAAATCCCGATGGCGGTGCCGCTGACCACGGCGTTTAAACAGAATATTGAACGGATACGGCGTGAACGTCTTCCGAAAGAGCTGGGCTATGCGCTGCAGCATCAACTGAGAATGGTAATAAAGCGATGAAACATACTGAACTCCGTGCAGCCGTACTGGATGCACTGGAGAAGCATGACACCGGGGCGACGTTTTTTGATGGTCGCCCCGCTGTTTTTGATGAGGCGGATTTTCCGGCAGTTGCCGTTTATCTCACCGGCGCTGAATACACGGGCGAAGAGCTGGACAGCGATACATGGCAGGCGGAGCTGCATATTGAAGTTTTCCTGCCTGCTCAGGTGCCGGATTCAGAGCTGGATGCGTGGATGGAGTCCCGGATTTATCCGGTGATGAGTGATATCCCGGCACTGTCAGATTTGATCACCAGTATGGTGGCCAGCGGCTATGACTACCGGCGCGACGATGATGCGGGCCTGTGGAGTTCAGCCGATCTGACTTATGTCATTACCTATGAAATGTGAGGACGCTATGCCTGTACCAAATCCTGTAATGCCGGTGAAAGGTGCCGGGACCACCCTGTGGGTTTATAAGGGAAGCGGTGACCCTTATGCGAATCCGCTTTCAGACGTTGACTGGTCGCGTCTGGCAAAAGTTAAAGACCTGACGCCCGGCGAACTGACCGCTGAGTCCTATGACGACAGCTATCTCGATGATGAAGATGCAGACTGGACTGCGACCGGGCAGGGGCAGAAATCTGCCGGAGATACCAGCTTCACGCTGGCGTGGATGCCCGGAGAGCAGGGGCAGCAGGCGCTGCTGGCGTGGTTTAATGAAGGGGATACCCGAGCCTATAAAATCCGCTTCCCGAACGGCACGGTCGATGTGTTCCGCGGCTGGGTCAGCAGTATCGGTAAGGCGGTGACGGCGAAGGAAGTGATCACCCGCACGGTGAAAGTCACCAACGTGGGCCGTCCGTCGATGGCAGAAGATCGCAGCACGGTGACGGCGACAACCGGCATGACTGTGACGCCTGCCAGCACCTCGGTGGTGAAAGGGCAGAGCACCACGCTGACCGTGGCATTCCAGCCGGAAGGCGCAACCGACAAGAGCTTCCGTGCGGTGTCTGCGGATAAAACAAAAGCCACCGTGTCGGTCAGTGGTATGACCATCACCGTGAAAGGTGTTGCTGCAGGCAAGGTCAACATTCCGGTCGTATCCGGTAATGGTGAACTTGCTGCGGTTGCAGAAATCACCGTCACCGCCAGTTAATCCGGGGAGTCAGCGATGTTCCTGAAAACCGAATCATTTGAACATAACGGTGTGACCGTCACGCTTTCTGAACTGTCAGCCCTGCAGCGAATTGAGCATCTCGCCCTGATGAAACGGCAGGCAGAACAGGCGGAGTCAGACAGCAACCGGAAGTTTACTGTGGAAGACGCCATCAGAACCGGCGCGTTTCTGGTGGCGATGTCCCTGTGGCATAACCATCCGCAGAAGACGCAGATGCCGTCCATGAATGAAGCCGTTAAACAGATTGAGCAGGAAGTGCTTACCACCTGGCCCACGGAGGCAATTTCTCATGCTGAAAACGTGGTGTACCGGCTGTCTGGTATGTATGAGTTTGTTGTGAATAATGCCCCTGAACAGACAGAGGACGCCGGGCCCGCAGAGCCTGTTTCTGCGGGAAAGTGTTCGACGGTGAGCTGAGTTTTGCCCTGAAACTGGCGCGAGAGATGGGGCGACCCGACTGGCGTGCCATGCTTGCCGGGATGTCATCCACGGAGTATGCCGACTGGCACCGCTTTTACAGTACCCATTATTTTCATGATGTTCTGCTGGATATGCACTTTTCCGGGCTGACGTACACCGTGCTCAGCCTGTTTTTCAGCGATCCGGATATGCATCCGCTGGATTTCAGTCTGCTGAACCGGCGTGAGGCTGACGAAGAGCCTGAAGATGATGTGCTGATGCAGAAAGCGGCAGGGCTTGCCGGAGGCGTCCGCTTTGGCCCGGACGGGAATGAAGTTATCCCCGCTTCCCCGGATGTGGCGGACATGACGGAGGATGACGTAATGCTGATGACAGTATCAGAAGGGATCGCAGGAGGAGTCCGGTATGGCTGAACCGGTAGGCGATCTGGTCGTTGATTTAAGTCTGGATGCGGCCAGATTTGACGAGCAGATGGCCAGAGTCAGGCGTCATTTTTCCGGTACGGAAACTGATGCGAAAAAAACAGCGGCAGTCGTTGAACAGTCGCTGAGCCGACAGGCGCTGGCTGCACAGAAAGCGGGGATTTCCGTCGGGCAGTATAAAGCCGCCATGCGTATGCTGCCTGCACAGTTCACCGACGTGGCCACGCAGCTTGCAGGCGGGCAAAGCCCGTGGCTGATCCTGCTGCAACAGGGGGGTCAGGTTAAGGACTCCTTCGGCGGGATGATCCCCATGTTCAGGGGGCTTGCCGGTGCGATCACCCTGCCGATGGTGGGGGCCACCTCGCTGGCGGTGGCGACCGGTGCGCTGGCGTATGCCTGGTATCAGGGCAACTCAACCCTGTCCGATTTCAACAAAACGCTGGTCCTTTCCGGCAATCAGGCGGGACTGACGGCAGATCGTATGCTGGTCCTGTCCAGAGCCGGGCAGGCGGCAGGGCTGACGTTTAACCAGACCAGCGAGTCACTGACGGCGCTGGTGAATGCCGGTGTGCGTGGTGGTGAGCAGTTTGAGGCGATCAGCCAGAGTGTGGCGCGTTTCTCCTCTGCATCCGGCGTGGAGGTGGACAAGGTCGCTGAAGCCTTCGGGAAGCTGACCACAGACCCGACGTCGGGACTGACAGCGATGGCACGTCAGTTCCATAACGTGACGGCGGAGCAGATTGCGTATGTTGCTCAGTTGCAGCGTTCCGGAGATGAAGCCGGGGCATTGCAGGCGGCGAACGAGGCCGCAACGAAAGGGTTTGATGACCAGACCCGCCGCCTGAAAGAGAACATGGGCACGCTGGAGACCTGGGCAGACAGGACAGCACGGGCATTCAAATCCATGTGGGATTCGGTGCTGGATATTGGTCGCCCGGACACTGCCCAGGGAATGCTGGAGAAAGCAGAAAAGGCTTTTGATGAGGCGGACAAAAAATGGCAGTGGTATCAGAGCCGGAGCCACCGGCGCGGTAAAACCTCAGCATTTCTTGCCAATCTCCGGGGAGCATGGGAGGACAGAGCGAATGCGCAACTTGGGCTTTCAGCCGCCACGTTGCAGGCCGATCTTGAAAAGGCCAGAGAGATGGCAGCAAAGGACTGGGTCGAGTCTGAGGCATCACGGCTGAAATATACCGAAGAGGCGCAGAAGGCTTACGAACGGCTGCAGACGCCGCTGGAGAAATATACCGCCCGTCAGGAAGAACTGAACAAGGCACTGAAAGACGGGAAAATCCTGCAGGCGGATTACAACACGCTGATGGCGGCGGCGAAAAAGGATTATGAAGCGACGCTGAAAAAGCCGAAACAGTCCGGCGTGAAGGTGTCTGCGGGCGATCGTCAGGAAGACAGTGCTCATGCTGCCCTGCTGACGCTTCAGGCAGAACTCCGGACGCTGGAGAGTAAGCGACTCGTCAGAACCGTATTGATATTTACTGAGAGCTCAGATCAACTTTCCAGGGCAACAGATCGCGTACCCGGTTTGCCGGCCAGTCCTGGATATGTTCAATGACGTAACGCAGCCACTTTTCTGGCTCCACATTGTTCAGACGGCATGTGCCGATCAGCGAGTACAACACCGCCGCATGTTCACCACCGCTGTCGGAACCCGCGAACATCCAGTTTTTCCGGCCTACGGCCACTCCCCGTAAGGCGTTCTCTGCGATGTTGTTGTCGATTTCCACCCAGCCATTACTGCAGTACACGTTCAGTGCATCCCACTGTTTCAGCAGGTATGCGAACGCTTTTGCCGTATCTGAGTGACGCGACAGTGTTTTCATCTGTTGCTGTATCCAGTCATACAGTGACTGCATCAGTGGCGCGGCTCTGGCTTTTCTTGCCGCCAGACGCTGTTCTGCTGAACAGCCCCGGACCTCTGCCTCGATGGCATACAGTTCACCGATACGCTGCAGGGCTTCCGTGGTGATGTAGGTGGGCGCTCTTGCATGCACATCGTGGATTTTTCTCCGGGCATGAGCCATACACGCGGCTTCCGTTATTCTGCCGGATTCGTATAACGCCCGGTAACCACCGTAAGCATCGGCCTGAAGCACACCGCTGTAACCGGCCAGGTGATTTTGTGGATGGATACCTTTCCGGTCCGGACTGTACGCGAACCAGACCGCCGGGGGCATCTGTGAACCGGCGTTACGGTCATCACGGACGTAGACCCACAGCCGGGCTGTCCGGGTTTTACCGCTGCCCGGCTCCTGGACCGGGACGGGGATATCATCAGCATGGACTTTACCGGGCATCAGCACATACTGGCGCAGGACGTCATACAGCGGCTCCAGCAGTTCAGCAACAGCACCTGTCCAGCGCCCCAGTGTGGCACGGCTCAGCTCCACTCCCTGACGACGGTATATTTCTGACTGGCGGTATAACGGCAGATGGTCTGCATATTTCCCGGTGACAACATGGGCCAGAAGCCCCGCTCCGGCATAACTGCGTGCAATGGGTTTTGAAGGTACTGGTGCCTGCACGATATGGTCGCACCGGCAACAGGCCTGTTTCGGACGTTGTGTTTCGATAACCTTAAAGGCGCTGCTGATAAGCTCCAGTTGCTCTGACACATCACATCCCAGAGAACTGAGTTCACCACCACAGGCAGGACAGCATTCCTCTTCCGGCCGGATAACCCGGGTTTCACGGGGAAGTGAGGCCGGTAACGGTTTACGGGCTGAAGACTGGCGCAGGGCGGATGGCAGTACCGGGTCATATTGCTCACCCAGCGTTTCCGCCATTTCTTCCTGAAGTGCGCTGATTCGCTCCTGTGCTTCCTGTATCTGCCGTTCGGTTTTTGCACGAAGTTTTTCTGAGCTTTTACCGAACTGCATACGTTGCAGTTTCGCAACCAGCGCCTTCAGCCGGTTGATTTCGGAAGCATAAGCCGCCACCCGCTGTGAGAGCAGGCGGTTGTATTCAGCCATCTGGCGGATGGTGTCCTGTTGCGTCTGCAACAGTGCCCGCAGGCGGGCGTTCTCATGAGCAAGTGAGGTGTCCATATCCTCACTTTACAACGGGTTATATGCGGATTCCAGCGCGTTCCGTTCGTTTCGGGTGCTTCCAGTTGATACCTTCAAGAAGCATGGATAACTGAGCCGGAGTAAGGTGCACCTTGCCGTCACGGGTGACTGGCCAGACGAAGCGGCCCCGCTCCAGGCGTTTGGTGAAGAGGCACAGTCCGTCACTGTCAGCCCACAACACTTTTATCTGGTCACCCCGGCGTCCGCGGAAGATGAACAGGTGTCCGGAGAACGGGTCATCCTTCAGGACGTTCTGAACTTTTGATGCCAGGCCGTTAAAGCCATTTCGCATATCGGTGATACCTGCAACCAGCCAGATACGCGAACCTGCAGGGAGAGATATCATCAGTGGCTGCTCCCTTTTATTTCGCGGATAAGTGTCTGTAATAACGCCGGCGTCAGTTTACCTTTAAGCCTGAGAGTTCCGGCCGGCAGAACCAGCTCACAACACAGACTGTCGGACGGTGTATTTATCTGCTCTGGTTCCTGTGCGGGGGCCGGGATTTTATTATCCGGCTCCGGCGTTAACGTCACGGGAAGCAGTGCCGGCATATTTTTTCCGGAAGGCAGCAGGCCACCTTTCCGGTATTGATGGCGCCAGTTGAAGAGCAGGTTATCGTTGATTCCGTTTTCCCGGGCGATCTGCGCCACACAGGCTCCGGGCTGCAGTGACTGCTCCACTAAGGCGATTTTAAACTCATAAGGGAAGTTGGGCCGCCGGGGACGTTTTTTTACCATGGGGGCTTCGGATATAACGGTGCTTTCAGGACGTACGACTGGTACCGTGGAAAATTGTCCGTAAAGGCAGGCATCAAGTTCCTGCTCCGACATGCCTGCGGGCAAAGGCCACGAAAGGCCAGCTCTCCGAAAGCGCACGAACATACTACAAACTGTTGATTTTGGTACACCCAGGCGACGCCCGGCCACAACCCGGGGTAAATGTTCTTCAAAGTGAAGACGTAAAGCTTCAGTGATCCAGGTCCGGTGTTTCATACGATAGTGTCCATTAAAAATGATGGACATTATTTTTGTAGAGCCGGAGGAAATAGACCAGACGGTTTAAATGAGCCGGTTACGCTGGAGAAGCATGCCGGAGCAAATGAGAAAATCAGCCAGCAGCGCCGGGATTTGTGGAAGGCGGAGAGTCAGTTCGCGGTACTGGAGGAGGCGGCGCAACGTCGCCAGCTGTCTGCACAGGAGAAATCCCTGCTGGCGCATAAAGATGAGACGCTGGAGTACAAACGCCAGCTGGCTGCACTTGGCGACAAGGTTACGTATCAGGAGCGCCTGAACGCGCTGGCGCAGCAGGCGGATAAATTCGCACAGCAGCAACGGGCAAAACGGGCCGCCATTGATGCGAAAAGCCGGGGGCTGACTGACCGGCAGGCAGAACGGGAAGCCACGGAACAGCGCCTGAAGGAACAGTATGGCGATAATCCGCTGGCGCTGAATAACGTCATGTCAGAGCAGAAAAAGACCTGGGCGGCTGAAGACCAGCTTCGCGGGAGCTGGATGGCAGGCCTGAAGTCCGGCTGGAGTGAGTGGGAAGAGAGCGCCACGGACAGTATGTCGCAGGTAAAAAGTGCAGCCACGCAGACCTTTGATGGTATTGCACAGAATATGGCGGCGATGCTGACCGGCAGTGAGCAGAACTGGCGCAGCTTCACCCGCTCCGTGCTGTCCATGATGACAGAAATTCTGCTTAAGCAGGCAATGGTGGGGATTGTCGGGAGTATCGGCAGCGCCATTGGCGGGGCTGTTGGTGGCGGCGCATCCGCGTCAGGCGGTACAGCCATTCAGGCCGCTGCGGCGAAATTCCATTTTGCAACCGGAGGATTTACGGGAACCGGCGGCAAATATGAGCCAGCGGGGATTGTTCACCGTGGTGAATTTGTCTTCACGAAGGAGGCAACCAGCCGGATTGGCGTGGGAAATCTCTACCGGCTGATGCGCGGCTATGCCACCGGCGGTTATGTCGGTGGCACCGGAAGTCCGGCGCAAATGCGGCGTTCAGAGGGTATCAGGTTTGAGCAGAACAACAACGTGGTGATTCAGAACGACGGTACGAATGGTCTGCCAGGTCCACAGATGATGAAGGCAGTGTATGACATGGCCCGCAAGGGTGCCCGTGATGAAATTCAGACACAGATGCGTGATGGTGGCCTGTTCTCCGGAGGTGGACGATGAAGACCTTCCGCTGGAAAGTGAAACCCGGTATGGATGTGGCTTCGGTCCCTTCTGTAAGAAAGGTGCGCTTTGGTGATGGCTATTCTCAGCGAGCGCCTGCCGGGCTGAATGCCAACCTGAAAACGTACAGCGTGACGCTTTCTGTCCCCCGTGAGGAGGCCACGGTACTGGAGTCGTTTCTGGAAGAGCACGGGGGCTGGAAAGCCTTTCTGTGGACGCCGCCTTATGAGTGGCGGCAGATAAAGGTGACCTGCGCAAAATGGTCGTCGCGGGTCAGTATGCTGCGTGTTGAGTTCAGCGCAGAGTTTGAACAGGTGGTGAACTGATGCAGGATATCCGGCAGGAAACACTGAATGAATGCACCCGTGCGGAGCAGTCGGCCAGCGTGGTGCTCTGGGAAATCGACCTGACAGAGGTCGGTGGAGAACGTTATTTTTTCTGTAATGAGCAGAACGAAAAAGGTGAGCCGGTCACCTGGCAGGGGCGACAGTATCAGCCGTATCCCATTCAGGGGAGCGGTTTTGAACTGAATGGCAAAGGCACCAGTACGCGCCCCACGCTGACGGTTTCTAACCTGTACGGTATGGTCACCGGGATGGCGGAAGATATGCAGAGTCTGGTCGGCGGAACGGTGGTCCGGCGTAAGGTTTACGCCCGTTTTCTGGATGCGGTGAACTTCGTCAACGGAAACAGTTATGCCGATCCGGAGCAGGAGGTGATCAGCCGCTGGCGCATTGAGCAGTGCAGCGAACTGAGCGCGGTGAGTGCCTCCTTTGTACTGTCCACGCCGACGGAAACGGATGGCGCTGTTTTTCCGGGACGTATCATGCTGGCCAACACCTGCACCTGGACCTATCGCGGTGACGAGTGCGGTTATAGCGGTCCGGCTGTCGCGGATGAATATGACCAGCCAACGTCCGATATCACGAAGGATAAATGCAGCAAATGCCTGAGCGGTTGTAAGTTCCGCAATAACGTCGGCAACTTTGGCGGCTTCCTTTCCATTAACAAACTTTCGCAGTAAATCCCATGACACAGACAGAATCAGCGATTCTGGCGCACGCCCGGCGATGTGCGCCAGCGGAGTCGTGCGGCTTCGTGGTAAGCACGCCGGAGGGGGAAAGATATTTCCCCTACGTGAATATCTCCGGTGAGCCGGAGGCGTATTTCCGTATGTCGCCGGAAGACTGGCTGCAGGCAGAAATGCAGGGTGAGATTGTGGCGCTGGTCCACAGCCACCCCGGTGGTCTGCCCTGGCTGAGTGAGGCCGACCGGCGGCTGCAGGTGCAGAGTGATTTGCCGTGGTGGCTGGTCTGCCGGGGGACGATTCATAAGTTCCGCTGTGTGCCGCATCTCACCGGGCGGCGCTTTGAGCACGGTGTGACGGACTGTTACACACTGTTCCGGGATGCTTATCATCTGGCGGGGATTGAGATGCCGGACTTTCATCGTGAGGATGACTGGTGGCGTAACGGTCAGAATCTCTATCTTGACAATATGGAGGCGACTGGTTTTTACCGTGTCGCACTGACAGAGGCGCAGCCTGGCGACGTGCTGCTGTGCTGCTTTGGTTCATCGGTGCCGAATCATGCCGCCATTTACTGTGGTGACGGCGAGCTGCTGCACCATATTCCTGAACAACTGAGCAAACGAGAGAGGTATACCGACAAATGGCAGCGACGCACACACTCCCTCTGGCGTCACCGGGCATGGCGCGCATCTGCCTTTACGGGGATTTACAACGATTTGGCCGCCGCATCGATCTGCGTGTGAAAACGGGGGCCGAAGCCATCCGGGCGCTGGCCATGCAGATCCCGGCGTTTCGTCAGAAGCTGAGCGACGGCTGGTATCAGGTACGCATTGCCGGGCGTGATACAGGTGAAACGGAATTATCAGCCCGTCTTAATGAACCGCTGGCAAATGGTGCTGTGATCCATATCGTGCCGCGTCTGGCGGGAGCCAAAAGTGGCGGTGTGTTTCAGGCTGTGCTGGGGGCGGCTGTTATGGCGGTTGCTATATGGATGCCGGGGGTAGGAATTATGGCGAGTAATCTGCTGTTTTCTCTCGGTGCCAGTATGACGCTTGGCGGTGTTGCACAGATGCTGGCCCCTAAACCCAAAACCCCCCGCACACAGACAACGGATAACGGCAAACAGAACACCTATTTTTCTTCACTGGATAATATGGTTGCCCAGGGCAATGTCCTGCCCGTTCTGTACGGTGAAATGCGTGTGGGGTCACGTGTGGTTTCTCAGGAGATCAGCACGGCAGACGAAGGGGACGGTGGTCAGGTTGTGGTGATTGGTCGCTGATGCAAAACATTTTATGTGAAACCGCCTGCGGGCGGTTTTATCGTTTATGGAGCATGACGAATGGGTAAAGGCAGCAGTAAGGGGCATACCCCGCGCGAAGCGAAGGACAACCTGAAGTCCACGCAGCTGCTGAGTGTGATCGATGCCATCAGCGAAGGGCCGGTTGAAGGTCCGGTGGATGGATTAAAAAGCGTGCTGCTGAACAGTACGCCGGTGCTGGACAGTGAGGGGAATACCAATATATCCGGCGTCACGGTGGTGTTCCGGGCCGGTGAGCAGGAGCAGACACCGCCGGAGGGATTTGAATCCTCCGGCTCCGAGACGGTGCTCGGTACAGAAGTGAAATATGACACGCCGATCACCCGGACCATCACGTCGGCAAACATTGACCGTCTGCGCTTTACCTTCGGCGTGCAGGCACTGGTGGAAACCACCTCAAAGGGGGACCGGAATCCGTCGGAAGTCCGCCTGCTGGTTCAGATCCAGCGTAATGGTGGCTGGGTGACGGAAAAAGACATCACCATTAAGGGCAAAACCACCTCGCAGTATCTGGCCTCGGTGGTGGTGGGTAACCTGCCGCCGCGCCCGTTCAATATACGGATGCGCAGGATGACGCCGGACAGCACCACAGACCAGCTGCAGAACAAAACGCTCTGGTCGTCATACACCGAAATCATCGATGTGAAACAGTGCTACCCGAACACGGCACTGGTCGGCGTGCAGGTGGATTCGGAGCAGTTCGGCAGCCAGCAGGTGAGCCGTAATTATCATCTGCGCGGGCGCATTCTGCAGGTGCCGTCGAACTATAACCCGCAGACGCGGCAATACAGCGGTATCTGGGACGGAACGTTTAAGCCAGCATACAGCAACAACATGGCCTGGTGTCTGTGGGATATGCTGACCCATCCGCGCTACGGCATGGGGAAACGTCTTGGTGCGGCGGATGTGGACAAATGGGCGCTGTATGTCATCGGCCAGCATTGCGATCAGTCGGTGCCGGACGGTTTTGGCGGCACGGAGCCGCGCATCACCTGTAATGCGTACCTGACCACACAGCGCAAGGCGTGGGATGTGCTCAGTGATTTCTGCTCTGCGATGCGCTGTATGCCGGTATGGAACGGGCAGACGCTGACGTTCGTGCAGGACCGACCGTCGGATAAGGTGTGGACCTATAACCGCAGTAATGTGGTGATGCCGGATGATGGTGCGCCGTTCCGCTACAGCTTCAGCGCCCTGAAGGACCGCCATAATGCCGTTGAGGTGAACTGGATTGACCCGAATAACGGCTGGGAGACGGCGACAGAGCTTGTGGAGGACACGCAGGCCATTGCCCGTTACGGTCGTAACGTCACGAAGATGGATGCTTTTGGCTGTACCAGCCGGGGGCAGGCACACCGCGCCGGGCTGTGGCTGATTAAAACAGAACTGCTGGAAACGCAGACCGTGGACTTCAGCGTGGGTGCCGAAGGGCTTCGCCATGTACCGGGCGATGTCATTGAAATCTGCGATGATGACTATGCCGGTATCAGCATCGGCGGGCGCGTGCTGGCGGTGAACAGCCAGACCCGGACGCTGACGCTCGACCGTGAAATCACGCTGCCATCCTCCGGTACCACGCTGATAAGCCTGGTTGACGGAAGTGGCAATCCGGTCAGCGTGGAGGTCCAGTCCGTCACCGACGGCGTGAAGGTAAAAGTGAGCCGTGTTCCTGACGGCGTTGCCGGATACAGCGTGTGGGGGCTGAAGCTGCCGACGCTGCGCCAGCGCCTGTTCCGCTGCGTGAGTATCCGTGAGAACGATGACGGCACGTATGCCATCACCGCCGTGCAGCATGTACCGGAAAAAGAGGCCATCGTGGATAACGGGGCGCACTTTGACGGCGACCAGAGCGGCACGGTGAATGGTGTCACGCCGCCAGCAGTGCAGCATCTGACCGCCGAAGTCACTGCAGACAGCGGGGAATATCAGGTGCTGGCGCGATGGGACACGCCGAAGGTGGTGAAGGGCGTGAGCTTCCTGCTTCGCCTGACCGTGGCAGCGGATGACGGCAGTGAGCGGCTGGTCAGCACGGCCCGGACGGCGGAAACCACATACCGCTTCACGCAACTGGCGCTGGGACGGTACACGCTGACAGTCCGGGCGGTAAATGCGTGGGGACAGCAGGGCGATCCGGCGTCGGTATCGTTCAGGATTGCCGCACCGGTAGCACCGTCGCGGATTGAGCTGACGCCGGGCTATTTTCAGATAACTGCCACGCCGCATCTTGCGGTTTATGACCCGACGGTACAGTTTGAGTTCTGGTTCTCGGAAAAACGGATTGCGGATATCAGGCAGGTTGAAACCAGCGCGCGTTATCTTGGTACGGCACTGTACTGGATAGCCGCCAGTATCAATATCAAACCGGGCCATGATTATTATTTTTACGTTCGCAGTGTGAACACCGTTGGCAAATCGGCATTCGTGGAGGCTGTCGGTCAGCCGAGTGATGATGCATCAGGCTATCTGGATTTTTTCAAAGGCGAGATAGGGAAAACCCATCTGGCTCAGGAGCTGTGGACGCAGATTGATAACGGTCAGCTTGCGCCTGACCTGACTGAAATCAGGACGTCCATAACGGATGTCAGCAATGAAATAACACAGACCGTCAATAAGAAACTGGAAGACCAGAGTGCAGCGATCCAGCAGATACAGAAGGTTCAGGTTGATACAAATAATAACCTGAACAGCATGTGGGCAGTGAAGCTGCAGCAGATGCAGGACGGACGCCTTTATATTGCGGGTATCGGTGCCGGTATTGAGAACACCCCTGACGGCATGCAGAGTCAGGTGCTGCTGGCAGCAGACAGGATTGCGATGATTAATCCTGCGAATGGCAACACAAAGCCGATGTTTGTTGGTCAGGGCGATCAGATATTCATGAATGAAGTGTTCCTGAAACGCCTGACGGCCCCCACCATTACCAGCGGCGGTAATCCTCCGGCATTTTCCCTGACATCAGACGGGAGACTGACGGCGAAAAATGCGGATATCAGTGGCAGTGTGAATGCGAACTCAGGAACGCTCAACAATGTCACGATTAACCAGAACTGTACGATTAAGGGCATGCTGGAGGCGACCCAGGTCAGAGGAGATTTCGTTAAAGCTGTATCAAAAGCCTTCCCGAAAAAAGTCGGTACGTGGGGTAACACGGAAACACCAAACGGTACGGTTACAGTCACCATCAGCGATGATCATAACTTTGACCGCCAGATTATTATTCCGCCCATTATTTTTAACGGTATAGCGTATGACGATCCGGGGAGCGGAAATAACCCAGGAGGCACGCGATACACGGGTTATGGTTTTGAAGTTCGCAAAAACGGCGTATTAATCGCATCCAGAGAAACTAAAGGGGCCATTCCCGGTAGTTACAGTGCAGTTATTGATATGCCGAGTGGCAGGGGAAGCGTCACTCTGGAGTTTAAGATTTTCCAGAAAGGCAATCAGGGGGCAGGCAATATCACCGACTGTACGGTGATTGTGACCAAAAAAGCCGCTTCCGGCATCAGTATTCGTTGAAATATTTATAACCCCAATAAAGGGCGTCAGGAATGACGCCTTTTTTATTGCAGAAAAGCGAGAGGTAATTATGCGTAAAGTTTGTGCAGCAATTTTGTCCGCAGCCATTTGTCTGGCCGTATCCGGTGCGCCTGCATGGGCGTCTGAACATCAGTCCACGCTGAGCGCGGGGTATCTTCATGCCTCGACGAACGTCCCCGGCAGTGATGATCTGAACGGGATTAACGTGAAATACCGTTATGAGTTTACGGACACACTGGGGCTGGTGACGTCATTCAGCTATGCAGGAGACAAGAATCGCCAGCTGACCCGTTACAGCGATACCCGCTGGCATGAAGATTCCGTTCGTAACCGCTGGTTCAGCGTAATGGCGGGGCCGTCTGTGCGCGTGAATGAATGGTTCAGCGCGTATGCGATGGCGGGTGTGGCTTACAGCCGTGTGTCGACTTTCTCCGGGGATTATCTCCGCGTAACTGACAACAAGGGGAAAACGCACGATGTGCTGACCGGAAGTGATGACGGTCGCCACAGCAACACGTCTCTGGCGTGGGGAGCTGGCGTGCAGTTTAACCCGACCGAATCCGTGGCCATTGATATTGCTTATGAAGGCTCCGGCAGTGGCGACTGGCGCACTGACGGTTTCATCGTGGGTGTCGGTTATAAGTTCTGATTAGCCAGGTAACACAGTGTTATGACAGCCCGCCGTTTCAGGCGGGCTTTTTTGTGGGGTGAATATGGCAGTAAAGATTTCAGGTGTACTGAAAGACGGCACAGGAAAACCGGTACAGAACTGCACAATCCAGCTGAAAGCAAAACGTAACAGCACCACGGTGGTGGTGAACACGCTGGCCTCAGAAAATCCGGATGAAGCCGGGCGTTACAGCATGGACGTTGAGCACGGTCAGTACAGCGTTATTCTGTTGGTGGAAGGATTCCCGCCGTCACATGCCGGGACCATCACCGTGTATGAAGATTCCCGACCCGGTACGCTGAATGATTTTCTCGGTGCCATGACGGAGGATGATGCCCGTCCGGAGGCACTACGCCGTTTTGAACTGATGGTGGAAGAGGTGGCGCGTAACGCGTCCGCGGTGGCACAGAACACGGCAGCCGCGAAGAAGTCAGCCAGCGATGCCGGCACATCAGCCCGTGAGGCGGCAACCCATGCGACTGATGCTGCAGGCTCAGCACGTGCAGCCAGCACATCAGCCGGGCAGGCCGCGACGTCGGCTCAGTCAGCATCTTCCAGCGCAGGAACGGCATCAACAAAGGCCAGTGAAGCGGAAAAAAGTGCTGCCGCTGCAGAGTCCTCAAAAAGCGCGGCAGCCACCAGTGCCGCTGCGGCGAAAACGTCGGAAACGAATGCGGCAGCGTCACAACAATCAGCAGCCACTTCTGCATCCGCCGCGACCATGAAGGCGTCAGAAGCTGCCACCTCAGCCCGGGATGCGGCGGCCTCAAAAGAGGCAGCGAAATCATCAGAAACGAACGCATCATCAAGCGCCAGTAGTGCCGCTTCCTCGGCAACGGCAGCAGGCAATTCCGCGAAGGCGGCAAAGACGTCCGAGACAAACGCCAGGTCTTCTGAAACGGCAGCGGGACAGAGCGCCTCGGCTGCGGCAGGCTCAAAAACAGCGGCTGCGTCGTCTGCCAGTGCAGCGTCAACAAGTGCCGGGCAGGCCTCAGCCAGTGCCACCGCCGCCGGAAAATCGGCAGAAAGTGCCGCATCGTCTGCTTCAACAGCCACAACGAAGGCTGGCGAAGCCACTGAACAGGCCAGCGCAGCAGCGAGGTCTGCTTCCGCAGCGAAGACATCCGAGACGAACGCGAAAGCGTCGGAAACCAGCGCAGAATCCTCAAAAACGGCTGCCGCATCGTCCGCCAGTTCGGCGGCGTCATCGGCATCATCGGCGTCTGCTTCAAAAGATGAGGCGACCAGACAAGCGTCCGCAGCGAAGGGCAGCGCCACGACAGCATCCACGAAGGCGACAGAGGCAGCTGGCAGTGCGACGGCGGCAGCACAGAGCAAAAGTACGGCGGAATCTGCAGCAACGCGCGCCGAGACAGCGGCAAAACGGGCAGAGGATATTGCATCCGCCGTGGCGCTTGAGGATGCGAGCACGACGAAAAAGGGGATAGTACAGCTCAGCAGCGCGACCAACAGCACGTCTGAAACGCTGGCGGCAACGCCAAAGGCAGTAAAAGCAGCCTATGACAATGCAGAGAAACGTCTGCAGAAAGACCAGAACGGCGCTGATATACCCGATAAGGGACGCTTCCTGAACAACATTAACGCGGTCAGTAAAACAGACTTTGCTGATAAGCGTGGTATGCGTTATGTGCGGGTTAACGCTCCTGCAGGTGCAACATCTGGAAAATATTATCCTGTTGTTGTTATGCGTTCTGCTGGCTCAGTAAGCGAACTGGCATCAAGGGTCATTATCACCACGGCAACGCGAACCGCAGGCGATCCGATGAATAACTGCGAGTTTAACGGATTTGTTATGCCTGGTGGCTGGACTGACAGGGGGCGTTATGCTTATGGAATGTTCTGGCAATATCAAAACAATGAACGAGCCATCCACTCAATAATGATGAGTAATAAGGGCGATGATTTGCGCTCTGTGTTCTATGTTGATGGCGCTGCTTTCCCTGTTTTTGCGTTTATCGAAGATGGCCTGTCAATATCCGCACCTGGTGCTGATCTCGTTGTTGATGATACGACCTATAAGTTTGGGGCAACAAATCCGGCGACTGAATGTATCGCGGCGGACGTTATCCTTGATTTTAAGAGTGGGCGTGGTTTTTATGAGTCCCATTCGTTAATCGTTAACGATAACTTGTCGTGCAAAAAACTTTTTGCCACAGACGAAATTGTAGCGCGTGGTGGTAATCAGATTCGAATGATAGGTGGGGAGTATGGGGCATTATGGCGTAATGATGGCGCTAAAACTTACCTGCTGCTTACCAATCAAGGTGATGTTTATGGTGGATGGAATACATTAAGACCGTTTGCTATTGATAACGCAACCGGCGAACTGGTTATTGGAACCAAGCTGTCTGCAAGTCTGAACGGTAACGCATTGACAGCAACAAAGCTGCAAACGCCAAGACGGGTTTCTGGTGTTGAGTTTGATGGTTCCAAAGATATTACTTTAACCGCCGCGCATGTGGCTGCTTTTGCCAGAAGGGCAACGGATACATATGCCGATGCGGATGGTGGCGTTCCCTGGAATGCCGAATCAGGCGCTTACAATGTCACCCGCTCTGGCGACAGCTATATTCTGGTTAACTTCTATACCGGAGTCGGAAGTTGCCGGACCTTGCAGATGAAGGCGCATTACAGAAATGGTGGTCTGTTCTACCGTTCTTCAAGAGACGGTTATGGTTTTGAGGAAGACTGGGCAGAAGTTTATACCTCGAAAAATCTTCCACCAGAAAGCTACCCAGTCGGCGCACCAATCCCGTGGCCATCAGATACCGTTCCGTCTGGTTATGCCCTGATGCAGGGGCAGACTTTTGACAAATCTGCCTACCCGAAACTTGCAGCCGCTTATCCGTCAGGCGTGATCCCTGATATGCGTGGCTGGACGATTAAGGGCAAGCCCGCCAGTGGTCGTGCCGTATTGTCTCAGGAACAGGACGGCATAAAATCGCATACCCACAGCGCCAGCGCATCCAGTACTGATTTGGGGACGAAAACCACATCGTCGTTTGATTACGGCACTAAATCCACGAATAACACTGGTGCGCATACCCATAGTTTAAGTGGCAGCACGAATGCAGCTGGTAATCACAGCCATAGAGATGGCCGTCGATTTAACCCCAGTGTTTTTAAAGATACTTATCAATATGGTTATACAAGCTCAGGTCAAAATACCTGGGGTGTACAAGGCTCAGTAGGTATGTCTACGGGGGCGTTAGCTAATACCAGTACAGATGGTAACCATAGCCACTCACTGTCCGGCACAGCAGCATCTGCAGGTGCACACGCACATACTGTCGGTATTGGTGCACACACGCACTCCGTTGCGATTGGTTCACATGGACACACCATCACCGTTAACGCTGCTGGTAACGCGGAAAACACCGTCAAAAACATCGCATTTAACTATATTGTGAGGCTTGCATAATGGCATTCAGAATGAGTGAACAACCACGGACCATAAAAATTTATAATCTGCTGGCCGGAACTAATGAATTTATTGGTGAAGGTGACGCATATATTCCGCCTCATACAGGTCTGCCAGCAAACAGTACCGATATTGCACCGCCAGATATTCCGGCTGGCTTTGTGGCTGTTTTCAACAGTGATGAGGCATCGTGGCATCTCGTTGAAGATCATCGGGGAAAAACCGTCTATGACGTGGCTTCCGGCGACGCGTTATTTATTTCTGAACTTGGCTCGTTACCGGAAAATGTCACCTGGTTGTCGCCGGATGGGGAGTTTCAGAAGTGGAACGGTACAGCCTGGGTGAAAGATGCAGAAGTAGAAAAACTGTTCCGGATCCGGGAGGCGGAAGAGAAAAAGGCAAGATTAATCCAGGAAGCGACTGATAACATAACAATTCTGCAGGATGCTGTTAATTTTGAAATGGCAACTGATGAGGATGTCTCGATGCTATCTTCCTGGAAAAAATACCGGGTATTAGTGAGTCGGATTGATATAAATACAGCCCCGGATATCGTATGGCCAGAGCTGTGATTAAACGGAATTATGTGTGAGATGAGTTATAAATAATTTCAGAGTGAAATTTAGTAATGAATGTGGAGTCATCAGGAATGTCATGCAGTACCAATGCATGAGCTCCTATTTTTACATTATTCCCTATATGCACTTTGCCACCAAGGATGGTGGCGTTACAGCCAATGGTTACATTATTTCCTATGACAATATCCATAGCATTAAATTCACCACGAAGTCCAATAGTTACTCCAGGCTTAATTGAACAATTTTCACCTATTGTAACTTTGTGACCGATAACAACGCCATTGAGATAAGATATGTCGAACCCTTTACCAATATTTACAGTTAAGGGAACGGTTACATTGTATTTATCAAGAATGAAGCGTTCTATTTTTCCTGCAACCTTTCGCCGGTATCCGCCTTTATCAAAAAGATATTTTGCTATGCGCCACCAAAATAAATAACGTAATCTTCTGTGTTTTATTGCGCGAACAATTGCTTTTCGCCAGGAGAAAGGGCGTTTATAACCTATTACTTCATAGTGTATACAGTTTTTAAGTTCACTAATGTTCAT